TTTAGCATATCCTCTAACCCAGCAAGATATTTATTCTATTTCTGAGCTACCGCTTTCAAGCCATCGTTCAGACTATTTTTCATCATGCTCATCGCAGAACTTACAGAGAGACCCAACTTAGCTGCTACGCCGCCAATGTCAACAGTTCCCCAATCATCGGTATTACTGATAACAGATTGGACAAATTCTTCATAAGTAAGGTCGGCGCCCTTTAAGGATTTGGCCAAAGCATAGAAACCAGGAGTAGCCTTTTTGGCTTCTTTGCTGCTGTCAAGCATCGCTTTTAATCCACTCTATTTCCCAGCTCGCTCATATATAAAGTCCATCATATTAAGGAAGTCTTTATATCCAACTTCACCCTTGGACTTAAATGTACTAAAAGTCGTTTTTACCTTATCAATTTGTTTAACAAAGTTATCAAAATTATCGGTTAAACCACTAGTTGGTTCTTTATCCATAAAATTGAATAAAGGATTATCTGAGTCTAGCATAGCCGCGGATTGAATTTGTTTTAATACCGCAAGATATCCCTCCGCCGCTTCTTTCGCAGCATTATTAGCGCTATTCGCAGCATCGCCATACGCGGCAATACGCTTTTCTGTTTCTGCAATTTCAGCGTCAAGATCATCATAACTCTTAATAACAGAACTAGCACCATCTTTAATAGATTCAAATACCTGTTCTCCAAAACCTTCCGCAGCACCCTTTGCTTGAGCTTCATTGAATAATTTACCAATTAAAACTCTTTGGTCCTATGCACTAAGTTCTAAACCAGCGGAAGTAAGATTAGCTTTTCCGCTTAACTCATAGCGTTTACTTAAAGCATCAAAACTTTCTACGCTCAGGGAACCATTTGCACCCTTTCCTAAGGAATCAATATTATCAGAAATAGCCTTAATTAACTCATCAATTAAAGTTAAGCCTAATTGCTGTAAACGTTCATTAATGGTAGCAGTATCAATATCAATACCAGTTCCCGCGAATTCCTTAGCCCAAAGCTCGATTTTTTTAGATGGATCAACCGCTTCATTCATCTGCTTCGCAAGATCTTGTGCAGTATCTAAACTCATTTCCCTACCAGTAAGCTTTTTATACTCCTTGGCAAGTTCTGAAGCACTTACTTCAGTAGCGGTAGCAAATGTTTTAATAGTATCAGCGAAGGAGTGAGAAAGAGTGTCCTTTTGCCATTCTAGGGTGTGTATTAATTCGTCACTAGCGTCAATGCGAGTCGCGGCTTCGCGAGCTAATTTTTGGGATTCTGTTCTTACAATAGAATCAGCTTGATCATTATTTGCTGTATTCTAATAATAATCTAATAAAAGTGTATCTTTTTTAACCTATCTATTTAATTCCTCTATAATCTAACTCGTATTTTTCAGATACAATCCGGCACCGGTCGCATTTTCTTCCCAATCTAGCGCTGTCTGAATCCCCAATGTCTCTAACTCTGCCGCCAATTTCGCCGCGGTATCATAGCTCATAGCTTCACGAGAGCTTAGAGTTTTAGCAATGGAAGTTTCTTCGCCGAATTGGGAGATTAGGGATTGTTTATATGCACTTTTAATAGAAGAAGTAGCGCTATCAAATGAAGTAATGCCGTCGTTATAGCTTTTGATAATAGAAGCAATATAATCATTAATTTGCTCTGATAAAGGTTTGGCAATAAACTTATCAAGCTCTCCGCGTAATTGCTCATTATCAAGAACTGCAATATCCTCAGCAGTCATCTCGCCGGAGATGATTTTGGCTTGGTTATCTAGAATTTCTTGCGTGTATTCTTGAGTGCCTTTTTTCAAGCCGCGTTGGTATTCTTGCCAGGCTTTCTCAATTTCTTCGGGAGTTTTACCGAGTTTCTACATCCGAAGGGTAAATAAATCCTTATTATTGGCCTCTAGCGCAATCTATATGTTTTTTATCTACCAATCTGTTAGACCTTCAAGACCATACTCTTTTAGTAATCCTTCAACAGCCTACTAGTCTAATGTTTCCTCACCAGCTGCCACTTTCTCGCCAAGAGAAGCTAATCCTTTCTGGAAGGCTTCTGCCTGGTCAGAGACGATATAGCCTAAGGCACGTGATACATAGGATGGAACGTCTTTCAAGGCATCCTGAATTAACGTATATGTGCCATCTTGTTCCTATTTAAATAACTTCGTATATGAATCTTTATCATATCCGGACGCGGCTGCGATTTGTCCAACTTCGTCCTAAGAATAACCTTTGTATCCTTTGGAAGCAATTGTCTCATAAGCCTTAATTTTATCAACATCAATCCCAGCTTCCTTAGCGTCTTGGGCGATTTCCGCTGTTAGTGCTGCTGCCTTTGCTTGTTTTGTAGATTCTTCCGCATAATAATTTATAACATCTTGGGTGGCTTGGTCAATATTTTTACCTAAAGTTTCAAAATAATGTTTCCAATAAGCGGCCATATTACCGGCCTCGCCGCCACCTTCAACCCAAGCATTATAATCATCTTCGTTCCAATATTGTCGAATTGAATTCCAGACACTTTCATACTATAATAGATTCTCGTCTTCTAACTGTTGTTTCGATTCTATCTTCGCAAGAGCATTGAGCGTATTAACAGGTAATAAAGACATACCGCCTTTATAATAATCAATCGATAATAGCTTGTCCTATTCCTTCTATAAATTTTCTTTTAACTTGCTATTCTAGTCATCAAAATAATCTTTAATAGCCTCTATATTCGTACTATAAAACTTTCCATCAATAAACTAAAAATTTTCCCACTTCATTCCATAAGTAGAAATCATCTTAGTAACATCTTCCAATTCCATACCAGAAGATAACTTCTACATAGCGTCGGTAGCTTCACCCAAGCCTTTTGCGAGGTTATCTGTTAGGGTAGCATATTCAGTGATAAGGTTGGCGGCTTTGACAGGGATAAGTCTAATTTGTTCGATTAATTCCTAACCCTATTCTGTATCGCCAAGTTCTGTTTTCTCTATTTCTGCAATAATACTTTCCTAACCAGTATAACTAAAAACGTCGGCTCCCGCGCTACCTAATGCAGCTTGCGCGGCGTTTCTTAGAATATCATTTTGGATACCATTGATATAATTCCAAGTGTCTAGATAAGCATTAGCAACTTCCGCGGCACCAGCTTGATCTGTTTTGCCAGATTCAATTAGAGAGTCTAGAGTATCAGCAAAAGAGTCCACGGCATTATGATACATGGGAGGGATAGCATTTTCAATAGTATCATGTAAATTAGTTTTACCCTTACCAATGCGTCCCAGCGCCAACTATGTCCAGTTAAAGATCCGGTCAGTACCCAATAAATTTTTATTTAAATTCATTGATGATTTTATAATTTCTTCATTATAAACCTCATCCATCCATTTCTAGAAAAATTTTCTGTCTGTATCCGTAGTAAGTTTATTTAAAAACTCATCTCTTTTTGCCTAAAATTCTTGCGCAGTTAACTGACCAGACTAGACAGACTCGTTGAAATCACTAAAATCGTCATCAATATATTTGCTTTTAAAAATATTAACGACACTTTGTGCCCCTTCTGCCAGATTCTGATAAAGCTAACTCATTATTGATAAAGCGGTTGAATCGAACTATATATTACCATCTTTATCTTTAGTATATAAAGTTCCACTTTCTATTAAGCTTTTAATCTTATCATTATTCAATAGCGAGTCAACAAAAGAACTATTAAGATATTCTCCTAATCCGCTAAGATTCTGTAATGACTCTAGTGCTTCCTCCGTGGGGAAATATAAACTGGTCTAGGTATTTGCATAGGCTTCTAGTAGAGCTTTATTAGATGCTTTTAATGCTGCCTATTCCTATATTTTCTATTTCACTAATAACTATTCTCTGTTTAATGCGTCCTAAAAAGTCTCGTTTTTGTCCAAATCTATTAAACCAAGATCATCTAAATTATCATTTAAAAATTCCGTAGCATTTGCAATAGAACCGAATACTTCATAAGCTATTCCACTGCCGTTCTCTATTTGCTCAAACATTCTACTAGTGATATCAGCTAAAGGAGTATCACCAGTCAAAAAATCGTCATAAAATTGAACAAATTTATCGCCTTTTTCCTGAGCCACTGATTTTCTTAATGCTAGACGTGATGCTGGATCATAGCGGGTATCCATACTATCAGTAAAATCGTATTTTTCTTTTAATCGACCGAGCACGCCTCCGCCAGCACCACTTAATAAGTAATCCAAATCTTCTTTTTTATCGCCTACACCGTAAAAGATACTATCGGCTGCATTTTGACCATATTGTTTCGCAATCTTTTGTTTAACTTGTTCTACCAAAGAAGTGTTTTCATCGAGGGGATCAAGCTAAACATTCACTATACTTCCAGTTACCTAGTCAGCAAGCTCTTCCAAAGAACTATATGGAAAGTTATCTGGATTGAAATTGAAATCGGTAAACACTCTTTCCCAATTTTTTTCATCGGGAAGTGAAAATTTTCCATAGGCACTAGCCTATGACCCAATTTGTGTTGAATTAGTTATAAAAGAAAGTTTTCCCTAATTCTCGGAAATCGTATGATCTAAAGTATCAATTCTTTTTGCTATCTCTATACCTTCCTGTGCGGCAGCCTATAAAGTCGCATCGGCTGCTTTCTTACGAGCTTGTGCCAATAGCTATTCTGCATTAGAAGCATCTACTATAGCATTTCCCATTTCATCAAAACTATGGCTTAATTCTGGGAATTTTTCAAACGCGCTATTAGACGCATCGAGATATGCCTGCTATGCTTCTTCACTATCATAGCGAGCCTTTTCTAATCGTTTTAAATTATCTAACGTGCTTTTTAACTCAGTTGCTCTGTTACGTGCTTCCGCTCGTTTAATATCGGCTTCTTGTGATTCCTACTCAGCTTTCTTAAGAGCTTCTTGAGCTTTCTGTGCTTCAGTAGGCCAAGAAGTCGCCCAACTAATAACTGTAGTAATAATACCAGCAATCACGCCTAAAACAGGATTAATCATTCCCAGCTAAGTTCCAACTGATAACCCTGCTCCTAAACTGGTCATTACCGCGCCTGCTTCTTGATTTTCAGCTGCTACGGCACTGCCGCCCAAGCTTAGTCCTAAACTAACTGCTGTTAGAGCAGTTCCGATACCAGCCTTCTTGCGACTCATAGTCGCGGCCTTTGTACCTTCACCAGGTTGAGTAGAAGCATTCTCTAAAAATTGCTATTTATTATCATTAGCGCCTTGACGTGTTGCAAGTGTCATTTCTGACAAAGTAGCTTTCCAAGTTGCAGCAATATTATTAAAACTAGAAGAGAATGTATTTACAAAAATAGTACCTAATAATTTTACACCAGAAACAATACTTGCTACAGTAAAGATAGAAGTAAATTTGGATAATTTATTAAAGCCTTTAATTAAGTTATTAACAAACTCCAATGCTCCACCAATAGCAGGACCATTGATAATAGACATATAGAACTGTTGGAAACTAGTTGAAATGTTATTCAACTTTGTCTCTAAACTATCCAATGTCTTCGCATACTATAATAAACCAGCATCTTCACTATCCTGTGCGGCGCCCGCCACTTCGTCTAAACGTTCCCAGTTATCGACTAAGGCAATGAAACGAGATTGTTGACGGTTGCCTGCCATAATGGTAGCAATATAGCGTTGGGTATTTTTATCCAAGCTATCCCACTTAGCAGATAGTTCGAAAATTACATCGTCAAAATCACGGAACTAACCTTGCGCGTCCTTCAGAGAAATACCTACAGACCTCAACGCGGCGTCAGTTTTGTTATAATCGATAACTTCGCCTTCGCTATCCTGAGTTAAACCGCTCTTCATTTCACCATAACGAGAAATGATGGACTTTAAAGCGCTACCTAAGTTCTGCGCACTTTCACGAGTGGTTTCAACCATGACCGCTAACATCGCAGTTGTATTTTCAAAACTACTTCCTACGCTCTCAGCGGAAGAAGCGGTCTTAGACATAGCAGTAGCAAGTTCTTCTGTATCGGAAGCAGTGACAGCAGCAACCTTAGAATAAACATCAGTAACATGGCTGGCATCGCTCATTTCCATCTTAAAGGAACGAATAGCCACCGTCATAGCATTCGCGGCTTTGGAATAGTCCATACCAGCAATACGTGCCATTTTTAAGGTCTCAGTTGTGGCCTCCATTACCTCGGCGGTGCCAAGGCCCTATTGATAATACAATTGAGAAACTTCATAAACGCCTTGAGTAGTTACGCCATATTGTTGCGCGAGGGACATATATTGGTCAATTTTGCCCCATAAATCGCCAACAGACATATCGGTAACTACAGCGATATTAGTCATAGCTTTATCAAGATTTTGGATTTCCTGATAGGCTTGACGAATGCCCTACTTAATTAAGTTAACAACTTCACGAGCACTCATCCATTGTTTAATAGAAGAAGTCAGCTAAGCTTTGAAATTATCTGCGTCTTTTTGCGCGCTTTCAGTGTCCCGCTTAATCTACTCGCCTTTATAGTAGGCTTCCATTACTTTTCGCGCATCCGCTAATGCGTTGTAAGAGCCTTGGGCATTTTCCTCTGCACCTTTTCGTATCGGCCCTGTAGCATCGCTTTCTCTCTAGTTAACATTTCTCTGAGCTGTGCCTACTTGGCCTTCGTGCCGTTTGTCAATACCTCTATAAGTATCTTCGCGAAGATCCTCTATATTCTCAAGCTAAGCCTCAACCGTGCTTAATAAAGCAGTAGTCTATTTTAAGTTATCTTTCGCTGCTGCTACCGCAGTATCTGCCGCGGTAGATTCGCCTTGAGCAGTTTTTAAGTCTGCCGCGGCTTTAATTTGTTTTGCCTTTACAGCATCAATACCTTCACTATCTTTGACTACTTGCGCGGCTTGTGCCTAAATAGCGTTCTATCCTTGTTTATTAACAGGGGTTTGCTTTATATAATCTGCTACCTTATCCTTGATGATATCTACATAGTCAGGTGCGGCCTATGACGCAAAAGCTTTAATTTGCTCCGGAGTAAAACCAATCATTCTTGCGAAGAAATCGGTTACTTGGCGACCGCCTGATTTAAAACTGCCATTAGATGCTATCTGGTTATCTAAAATCTTTTGATATTCAGCAATCTAATCTTCCACTGACAAAGACTTATCCGTTGCCATCGAATTAATTTTCTTTGCTATATTTACAACAGATTTAGTTTCGGCATTTTTTACTCTATTAGTTAGGTCGTCATACTTAGACTATTTTCTACCAGTATTTTTCGTTGCCTCTGCCGCAACCGCATTTGCGTCAGCTAAAGCCTTGGTATAATTAGCAATTTTAGTGCGCGCATCATCCGCGGTTTTACCCATAGTCTTGATGTTTTGTTCAAAACTCTTGGACGCATCAAAACCAGTCTGGTCCTTGGTATTAGCAAGCTCATCAAATCTCTTGTCGCCTTTTGTTAATGTGCCAACAGATTGACGTTTCTAAGCCGCAATTTCTGCGTATAAATCTTGTAGCTCCTTCTTAGCTTGCCGTAAAGCTTCGGTATCAACACCCAAACCAGTGGCACTTGTTGTTTCTGCGGATTTCTATAAACTCCGCATGATTTTATCGATATCACGCATAAGCGAGAAGGATTTTTCCAAATCACTCGCCGAGAAAATAGATTGCGATGTAATTAAATCCAGGTCAGAAACTTTGCTAGATAGCTAATTAAAAACTTTATTTAAGCTTTTACCTATTGCGCTTGCTGGATCTACACCATCAAAAATCTTCTACGCATTCGCTTGCAATTGCTTGAACTGATTCGCGGAGTTCTTCATCTCCAGTTGCAAGCTAACTGGCAATTGTATGGTATTATTTGCCACGATTCCTTTCCCTCCTTATAAACGAAAAAAGAGCCCTCACTTGCGTGAGGGCTTATATATTAGATGCCATAAATATCATCATCTAAATATGTAATACGATAGACCATAGCATCATATGTTTCCAAATGTTCTGGCATCGCAACTATCCTAAACGTTCCCACTGTGGGGTCCGCCTACTCTCCCATCCGCAAGTTAATATTACTCATTATATATACCTTTGGCATTTCTAAAATGCCAGTATGAAGAATGCCATCGTTTTCATCCTTCAAATAAAAAGTCGCTTCCAGAGAGTATAAATTAGGTTTTCTTTCCCTGTTCATTATATAACTAATAGGCTAATTTTCAGGTATGAAGTAATAATCTGCCATAATAGTGGCATAAGCATAAACCTCTCCAAAATCAACCATATTTTCATTTTCATCTTTAGGAGTAAGACTTATATAATGTTGGATATTCTCTGCTTGAAAAATCTTATAAAAACGCTTTTTAGACTTATCAAACGAATGCCGCAACTACGCGCGGCCTTTTCCATCCAACTCTATAATTTCGTGAATAGGGACTGACATATTTAGCGGCTCTACCATATTAGATTCCAATAGCATATTTAAACTTAATTGATTTAAAGTGCCATTAGAAAACTAAAAAGTAGTATCACTTCTATCCTCCCAAACAACACGCGGCTGATTTAAGAAACCACCGCGGGCCGCCACTACCTAAGTATTCTCAGATAAACGAGCAATTTGGATATTTCTAAAATATAAAACTGGTTCGCCAGGAGCGAAATGATAATTACCTAAAGTCATATAGTCCTTTGCTTTTAAGACTACATCCTCTAAGTCTTTTATACCCATTTCTTGAATAAAATCCATTTGGAGTTACCTCCTATAATAAAAAAATGGGAGCTTACGCTCCCCTATATAAATTACCCATTAGGGGCAATTGATTTCCACTTAAAATTGCCAGCCGTTTTATTGCGGCCACGGCATACTTCACTAATTCCTTTCGCGCTAACGCCTGTTTCACGGGCGGCCTCTGCGATAGAACTAAAGGAAGCGATTAGATTATCATTTAAATCAAATTGTTGGACTGCGGTAAAACGTGGGCGTTTTTGATTGAAATCTATAGCGCCAACATCGTCACGAATCCATTTATATCCACCCGCGGAACCACGTTCACCACGAGTTACGGCACTAATATTCTGCATAGCAACACCAGTCGCATCAGCGGCTTCGCGCAAACTATCATATGTAGCAATTAATTCTCCTGTTAAGGAATATTGGCTTACTGTCTTTTTCATTTTTTCGTGATTGGCCGCAGCCAATTGCCGCATATGTTCGCGGTTCTTGTCGCGATTAGAATGATTATAACTGTGCTTTAGATTGTCGCCACGACTGCACCATTCCAAATTAGAAACACAATTATTTTCTTTATTGTAATCTTTATGATTTACATCAGAAAGATTGTCAGGGTTGGGTAAGAAAGCTTCTGCGACGAGACGGTGGACATAACAAACTTTTCTGCCTAAATCGTTAACTAAAGTAACTTGCCGATAACCATTCTTAGTCGTTTGTTGTTTTAGCACCATATTGTTGCTACGTTTGATTACAATTCCAGTATCAGTGACTGAATAGTTTGTAAAGTTTGCGATAATTTTTTCCATAAAAATACACCTCAATAATGTTAAATTATGGAGGGGAGATTTTCTCCCCTCCATAGATTGTGTATTTTTATGGAGTTCTCTTGATTAAAAATTTTTCTAGGATTAATTGAAAATTTTCAACCTATTAGTATTTAATCAAGCTCATCATATTGCCGTTCTCGTCGCGTAGAACGTTTAGAGTCATATTGAAGGTAGAAGGATCGCCTTCAGCCTGCATGGTTAAAGTAACCTCAGATAGCATCTTAGCCTTGTTAATTACGAACTGGAAGGCCTCGTCCTTGCCGGTCTTTTCAGAGCGGATTAGAGCGTCGCCAACTACGCGATAGGTGCCAGGATACTTATCGGGAGAGATAACTAGTTCGGTAGCGGCATCCTTCTCTTCTACTTCTTCCTGCCAGAAGAAACGAATACGAGTGGGCTCAGAAGCAGAAATAGTGGGTTCGGTAGAAGTCTGACCTTCAGCGGGTTCGGCAATAACCTGTCCACGAGTGCCATCAGTCATATTAACCCAACGATAATCGGCAGGAGCAGTCTTGGGGAAATGATTTTCACCGTCTACAGTCTCACCATCGCCAGTGGGGAAAGCAAATTCAGCGCCCTTATCAAATACCTTTTCAGCATTCTTACGAATAGTTACCTTTACTACTTCGCCTTCAGCCTGACCCTCGGCACCAGAACGCTTCATTTCAGCGCCCATTAGGATACGCATTTCTTCCCAAGAAATTACGGCATCTTCTAGAGTTAGGTTAATATCCTTGCCGTAGTCCCAGGTTACGAGTTTGGGGTTGCCCCAGCCGCCCTGAGCGGATACGTTCTCAGCAGTAGTTTCAACGGTAGAAACCTTTAGAGTGTCTAGGTATAGAACAATGTCACCAGCATTGATGCCAGCGGCTTTGTCCTCGGATAGAGCCTCAAAATAAACATTGGCAACTTCCTTAATACCATAACGTTCAAAAATATTCATGGCCATTGTATTTTTCCTCCTTAATTAAAAAGACATAGTCTTTATCCAATGAGAAAGTTTGTTTTTGTCAATCTTCGCGCCCGCTAATGAAGCGCGAGTATTTATATCAAACTCTTCACGCCAACTCATACGTTTGAGTTGGTCTTGGAGAGCGTAATATGTTAAATCCCAAATATTTAGCATATTATAAGCCTAACTTCCAATGGTAAGTGAAGCTATCATATCTGATAATTCAATATCGCTACCATCTTTCTTCTTTGCTTTTCGTTTCGCTTCCTCTCTGTCCTTGCGGCCTTTGAGAAGTTTTTTCTTTAAAGCACGAACTCTAGGAGAATCACTTTCTAGAAATTCTAGCGTGTCCTCTTTAGGGTCGCGCATCGCGCAAGCGAGAGCTACTAAATCTGAAAATCCTTGGAAATTGTCGTTAGTCAATATCCTCTTCTCAGAGAAGTCTCCTAAAACAATTGAAGGAGTTGGGTCAGAAATAAAAGTAGGCTTTTCCTCGGTAAAAAAGTTAAAAGCGGCACTAATTAATTTATGATTTTCTTTATCCATCTATGCCAACAAAATAAGATACTCAAAATCTGTAAGCGGAGATAATAACTTTTGAACTTCAGCATCTTCAACCGTAGGTTTTTGTATTGTCATAAAGGAGATATACTAATAAAATCGGTCTAATCCCTCCGCGGCTATATCCTTCAAAAAGGGGGATTTTACCAAACAAACATCCGAATAAATAACCGGTTTGCCGCTTAAGAACTTTAAAATTCTACTATCAGTTGAACTCATTTATTTTATAATACATAGAATAGCCGCCCAACTGAGGAGATAATACCAAAGGAGTAGCATGGGAAAACTGTAAGTTCCCTATGCCGCTTAATTTTGCCTGATTAAACAGGACGTCAATTTCTTGCATAATTAGATATGGCCGCAAACTATCAGCATCAATTACCCATTCACTATAAGGACAAACAATATCAAATCTAATACGAGTTACCTTAAAGTCTGGATTCGCGGGATTGATAGTAAAATTATCAAACACAGCAATAATAAAAGAGCACTCAATTCCCTCTTCAGGAATTTTAGGAACAATAACAATCTATTTATGTAATAAATCTGCTCCATTAACATCTTCATATTTATCACTGAAAGGGTCTGTATCCTGATACTTTAAAAGCCGGCATATTTTTTGATTGTGAATTAAACGGTCTGCTATTTTAAATAGGTTTTCACCCATTACAGCAAATCTACGTTGAGACATTATTATACCACCTACCATAACGCGACGACTTTAATTTTCTTTGTATAAACCTTATCCTTATACTTAGCAGTTAATGTAAATGTTCCTATTTTATTCTTAGAATTGGCAGTAATGGAACAATGATTTCCTTCGGAAATCATAGTAGCCAAATCAGTCGCACCAATATCAAACTCAACCTAATCGGCATTTTCTAAGATATACTCATTTGTAGTAGTTAAACGAATACGCTCATTGCCAATAAAAATCGGTTGAATAGTAGCCTCTGCGCCAATAACTATTGTCTATGTTGCAGAAACACCATTATAAGAAACTGTGACGGTGCCGCCGCCGGCTTCATGTGCCTAGATAAGTCCGTTTTCTAAAAGAGTTAGATTACCATCTACATTGATTTGACCTTTAATATCCTAAAGAACCCCATCTTTAGAAATAGAATAATTTAAATCTATTATAGTATTAGGCTATACGATTTGATTCTTAGGCATATCAATAGACCAAACTGCTAACTTATCAATATTCGCTATACTTTGATTTACATCATCACGTTGCTGATTTAAATTAGTTTCAGTGAAAGACATATGAATCACACCTGGCACTGAATTCTAATCATAGTCAACCAAATACCAAACTTCATCTAGCACCATAATCTCCGTATTAATTGCCATTAACTAATGCGGCATTATGATATGAATATGTTTGTTTGGTTGTGGTGTAATCATATCATTCCAGGTTCTAAAATTATCCTTAATCTTGGAATCTTTAGAACCTAATAAATACACCCAACTTTCTTTTAAAATACCAGTTGTATCAATCCACTTAATATAGTGATTGCAACGCACCATATAAAACTTTTGATGCGGCTAATAAGAGGAAGTGGTAGAACGATAAATCAACCACACCTCATTGTTCCACTCTATTAAGTCTCCCTGTTTTAGGGCCGGGCCGCCATCTTCAAGAACTTTGGTTAGAAGAATTTGAGAAACTCGATTGTCGTCTTCCTTATCTGTAAGAATGACTCCATCAAAAGTCTCAAAAACTTCGGCTTTTGTCAAATCTTGAATATTGCTAATAGATTTTAAGCCATACTATGTATGCTAATTATATTTTAAATAACGACGAAATTCTAATATACCAGAATTAAAGGCTCTTTCTTGCGGCGAAGTTCCTAAATGAGAAATCCGTTTTTTATAAACTTCAAGATAACTCATTTTTACTTAACTCCGTTACTAAGTTCATACACTCGAAAATAGTGCGACGAAAGTATTCATAATTTAAATACTTTAAAGAACTTAGCTTCCCAATCAAAGTCCAATAATTAATGGTACGATTGTTATTTTGAAAACCCATTAGTTCAACGATTATAGTATCCAAGAATTTTTCCCAAGCGCCCTCTTTTTCCTTTTCACATAAAAGGCCGTATAAACGGCCTTTTAGTTTATTATAATAACCCATCATTTACCGGCGAGCTTCCCAAATATTTTATTTGGCTTATAATGTTCTGCGCGGCCATACCTATCTAATAGTAAGCGGCATTCATCGCGAACCTGTTCACCAGTTTTATTTAGTTTATCAAGGAAATTAGCTTGTGAAAAATCTTTATCGCTATAAAGTTGTCGAATGTTGTCCCAAGTCGCAATACAGCGGCGAACCCATTCTAACTTCATTAGATTTGCTATAACCTAAATCTCGTCATTACTTAAATCTTCGTTAAAGGTGGCGGAATCTTTATCGTAATCTAAGGATACTCTTGGATACCGGAATTGAACTATCGCCGAATCTAAAATCATCCGCCAATCTTCTGAAACGATATCGTATGCTTCTGTTAGCATCCAATCATCTGCTTCAATTTTAGAAAGAAAAGCATCATAAACATTCTATAAAGGAGTAGCCATACGGCCGCACCTCCTTAATTCATAGAGCGCTGTAAGTTTAGAGCCTGTAGTACATCTACGCCACAATGAGTTTTGATTAATGCTACTCGGGGCGCATCCATTATAGAGAACTTAATGGCTGCCGCGATAATCTTATCCTTCATTGCAGGAGAAGCTTCTTTTAAAATACGCGCTAATTCTTGTACAGTGCCTTTAGTCACTAAATCCTCAGCATTAACATCAATGTCCTTAGGAATTTCAGGCATTGCTTCCTTTACTTCCGCGTCATCTGTAATAACTTTAATAAAGCCATTGCGCACATAATTGCGGCAACCATTATCATAGTTAAACTCTTCAAAAACGTCATCGGGCATTGTAGTTTCATGACCGGGGTTTAAATCACGACGATAACGAACGTTATCCAAAATAATACTAATGCGATAGCCGCTAGTATTCTTAATCCTTACTTTACTCATAAATATTCTCCTTTAACTCCTTTATTATATTGGGAGGAAGGAAGTCCTTCCTCCCGTTATAAACTATAATTAAGCCTGAATCTCGTCATGGCCCCAAGCATCGATGCCGGAGTTGTAGTAAATGCCCCAATAGTTGGGAGCAGATACGATACCAACACCAACTTTCTTGTAGCCCTGGATTTCCATAGAACGATCAGTATTCTTCCACTCATCGATGATGGTCTGGCCAACTAGAGCAACCTTTACTAGCTTCTCTTTGCCAGCAGGAATTACATAAGCAAAACGGGGGTCGAAGACTAGCTTCTCGTTGCTGTCATCCTCGAAAGAGTTGGGGATTACAACGACAGGAGCGCCAGCGAACTTACCAATGTAGCCGTATTCGCGGATTTCGTCGATTTCCCTATCAGAAACCTTATAGCCATCTGGAGTAGCAACAACATTTAGCATGGTAGAAGCGAATAGAGCAGAGCAGTAGATTACAGGAGCACCATAAGCGCCTACAACCTGCACTAGCTGAGCCATCTTCTGATAGTCGAAGGTGTTAGCAGAAACCTTGTTGTTAGCGGGACGGCCAGTGTTGTTCCACTGAGCGGCTAAGCAGCCCTGGATCTCACGGAAAATCTGAGTCATCATACCATCTAGGATGATTTCATAAATCTCAGCGATATCCTCTAGACCATCTAGGTAGCGCTCGAAGTCGATGATACCAGCACCGCCAATGGTGTGGGATTCTACTTCCATGTAGTCATAGTCTAAACGGAAGGTCTCGTATACACCAGAATTGGTAGCACGAGTTACGAACTGACGACCACGCTGGGCGCCACGCTTTACCTTGAAGACTAGACGATCGTTATTACCATACTGAGAAACCTCAGCAAAGGAGCCAATTAGCTCTAGAACCTTGCGGGGTAGAACTTCCTCAGCATTCTGAGCTAGTAGGTCAAATAGTTCATACTTATTACGACGATATAGAGAATAAGTACCAACTAGCTTCTTAATTTCATCACGAAGAGCGGCTTCGTAATCAATGTTCTCGTTGGCAAATTCAACGGGAATATTGCGGCCCATGGCGCAATCTAATAGCTGTTTAATAGTTAGATTCATTTTCTTTTCCCTCCATTACACACGCATCATTACGTACTTGATGCCGGGGGTGCCAGCGGGAACGGTGTAAAGCTTTACAACCTGAGCGTAGGGACCTTCGGCGGGTTCTTCAGCAGTTACAGTGGGGGCGCCTTCACCAATGGTAGGAACAACATATAGAGGACCAGCTTCTAGAGCATCAGCTAGTTCTTGACGCTGTTCGGCAACAGTTTCAGAAGCGAAATTATAGCTAAAGGTGTTGGTGGTGAAAGTATCGCCAACATTTAGAATGCCAACACGAGGATACTCGCCGGCCTTCTGAGAGTGCCACTTTAGAGCAGGACGCCAGCCGGTGAAATCCTTCTCAGCGGTGTAAACGATACCAAAAATCTTGGTAGCATCGGAAATTAGGCGAACTTCGCCATTGGCCTTATTGGCGTCTACCCACATGCCATTCTCGCAAGGAGCGGCCTCAGTGAACTCAGCACTTAGGGGGCTCTGAGAGACGATCATGCCAGTCTTTAGATACTCGGCGCGATTCATTTCTAGGACGCCGTACTTATCAATCATAAAACGAGCCATAAATGATTACCTCCATTTATTATCACTTTTTATAGGCTTTTAAAATCTTAAACAAAGTTGGTTCTTCGGCAGGCTCTTGCGGAATATGTACTTCCTGCTTCTGTTCCTTAGCCATAGAGAATTTAGTATACTCTAGTGCTAACTCTGTATTAAGCTCTTTAATAGTTAGAGAATCCTTCTTATCAGTAATGCTCTGTAGAATTTCCGCAGGCATACAAGCAGAGAACTTGTTGATAATAGCTTCTTTCTCTTTCTTTTCATATTCTGTAATAGTATCAGAATACTGTTGAATGGTCGCATCCTTTTCAACTAAAGTCGCGGCCTGGGCATTGAACTCATCTTGCTTAGCATTTAATTCTTGCTGCTTAGCTTCAAAGTCTGCCTTTAAGGTGTTAAGCTCTTCCTGTAGAGCGTTGAACTGGCCCTGAAGGGCTTCCTTATCAGCAACTAAAGTGTCATACTGATCTTTTAGTGCTGTATAAGTATTTAGGGCGTCAGTTAGCTTAGTATCCATTTCAGAGCGCGCGGCTTCAAACTCGGCAACCTGTGCTTTGTAATTGATTACCTCGAACTCTTCAGCAATAACTAACTTTCCTTCTTCATCAAAAGAATAAGAATACTTATTAACCTGGCCCGCGTTTTCACAAGATAGGGCAAAGATATGCTCTTCAGTAATTTCGCAAGGAATTAGGTTAATAGAGTAGGCGCCTTCTTCGCTAAAATTAGGATTTAGAGCATTCCAAATAACTTCGAAATGTTCGTGCTCTAAACCAGCTACTTTTACGTGCATAGCGTCCTTACCTCCATTAGAGAAATAATTTTTAATAGCTTTAGTAAATTCAATATAGCTATCATCATTCATAGAGAAGAACGCCGCGCCTTCAAAACAAGGAGTTTTCATATCACCTAAGATACAAAGACCAGCCATAACCCCTTCGGTATATACATATTCTTCAAAGGGACTATCATCCATCATGCGCCATTCTCCACGAACAGTTTCTGGATCAATTTCCATACTTTGGGTTTTTGTAAAAAGCTTTGAAGCTTCTTGCCAATATTTGGCCCAGACCAAAACATCGTAAGTAGCATATGTTCTAGTCACGCCATCTTCGTCCAAGTGGTCGGTCCAAGTTAAACTATTAGGAATAACGAAGCCATATGCCTTGGCTAATTCAGGCCCCTCATGCCCTAAGAAATCGCCACGCATAGCATCATAATATCCAATCACAGGTTTGTTATAAGCAGATTTTGCTAACTTTTCAGCGAACTCGTCAGTAATATAACTACCATTGCGATTAGAGTATTTATAAAAAACCCTTACTTTACCTTGAAATAACTCAGGGTCCGAAGTTGGTAAAAGCCCTCCTTCTTCAAAGGAGATGTCAAAGCGAAACGGTATATTACGTTCCATTTTTTCCACTCCTTAGGTTGCGCCCTCAAGATTTTTATCAGTCTTGTCGGAGCGTTCCTCAATATTTTTCTGTGGTCTACCGCCCTCATCACTTAAGTTTGGATTGGAGGTGGTCTTCTCTGGAATTTTTTCCCCGTCAGAAGATTTTTCTTCTTTTCCGGAAGTTGTATAAGAAGATTGTAGCGGCACCATAGATTTTTCTAGATGTAACACATTATTTTCGAAGTCTGTGATTTGCGCCAAATCGATAATATCCAAACCAATAACAGAAGCAACGGTTTGTTTCGGATAACCATATTGCGCAGTTTTTAGATACATATCTACATCTTCCTTGCGGAAAATAGAAGAAGTGGGTAATAGTTTGATTGAGAAATAAAGCGCATCATTTTTAGCCTTACGCCGCAAGAAACTATTAATCGCCAACTCGTATTGATGGCTCCAAGCAAACATAAGAGAGATATCTTTCTTAATTGAGAAAGTCAAAGCGGTGGAGCCGCTGTCGGCGTTGAAAATTATAGAAGAGGTTCCTAAATCATCATATACACTATTTAAATATTTTTTCAAACGTGTAGCAGAAGAAGAGGCACTTGCTTCGGTATCCTAAACGTTCTCTAAACTGATATCAGCATAGGTGGTAATAACATCAATTGTATCATCTTCCGCCAGCATATTACACACACTTTCGTGTAATACTTCTGCTTCTGGCAAACTAAATAATAGTTCCCCATCAGTTTTATTAATAGGTAGCTTATGAATTAATAACTTCCTTAATTCATTTTCATCGTGGCGTGCTTCGCGTTCCCGCGCTTGTTCTAATTCTTGCGCCGCGATAGTTGCGGATACAAATGGCGGAGTGTGGTCTTCATTGAAGAAGAAGCAAAGTCCGCCTTCGCTTGCGGGAATTTCCGCCCAGAATTCTTTATTTCTTTTATTTAGATATAGTGCCTAAACATATTTAGGGAATAATTTTAGAATTAATTTACGCTCAATATCATTAGATGCTACTGCGTCAAAATATGAGAGATTTAATTCTAAAATTGGCAATCCATCGGCATCCAAGAATCGGCTGCGGCAATAGCGGGCAGGCAACTTATAAAAAGCAGGTTTTTCTCCTTCGCTTTCTATCAAAAGCCCGTAATAGATACCCTCTGCTAAAACCGTTAAATTAATCTTTGGCAATACATAATCCAAGTGCATATCTTTAATATACTTAGAAATCTTCTTGTATGCCGGCTTCATCTTCTTGGGCCGCGAATCAATATCATAGTGCGGAACAATTACATAACCATAATTTAATAAAGTCGCATAATATTGCAAGGGGCGCGCATAAGTCCCACTAAAGCGACTATAGTATTTAGATAGTTCGCGTATGGACTCCGGGTCACCACTTTCTAAAATCTACCGAATTTCTTCCTTAGTAAATCCGATAGAAGATACACCATAATGACCGCGGCCATAGCGTTCTCTATAACTATTGACTTGCTGTGGAACTTTGACAGCCTTCTTGGCAAAACTTTCAAACTCAGTTAAATCACGGCCAGGTTTTGCCGCATTTTGAGACTGAGCCTAAATCGGTTTTTCATTCGCCATTGCTTATCAATGCCTCCGTTTATTTCTTGAAGAAAAGAAGGTCATTTTAGAAGCATCCGTAATACCGGTTTTCTTTTTCCGCACTTCTTTATCTTCATAATACTTGATACGATATAATCCATAACTTAAAGCAGAAACACGGTCTTTGTTAATGCGGCGAGAAATTTGCTCGACCGCTATTTGCCCTGCCGCGCCACTGGCTTTTAATTTTAGATTATTCATCTCATCAATAAGTCGCGAAGTCATGGTATAAGGTAGAAGAAATTTTTCCCGACTTAAATAATTCATTTTCTGGCCTTTTTTTGTAGTCATTAGTTTATCTTTTACGATACGTTCATTAGCGAGTAATAATAAATTGCCACTATTAATTTGAACGTAAAGATTAGAATAAATTTCACTATTCATTGTCGCGTTGGCTTTAATATTGAAAATAACCGCATTAGGACTTTTCTCTTGGCCGCGAGGAATAGGGTAATTGTCCTAATCGTTAATTACATAAAGCGGTTCATAGGTTTCGCCATTTGGGCCATACGAAGGAACAACTAGAGCATCAATTAGACCGGCACCACATTTATATTCCATAAGAGTCGCTAATTCTTACGCGGGATTTTACCCAGCTTTACATTACTGTAAAGATTAGACTATATCTTCACCCATAATATTATGGGGCTCTCCACTTCGGGCCGCTTGGCCCTACGGCTTTCGCCTAGTCGTTGAACGTTCAAGAAAAATCAATATTTTCAGTTAAATACGCCCATCGTTCGTGGCGGCGAATAGAATTTGCGTAGTCTTTACATAGTCCATACATTCTATCGATTTCCGCACCAGAATATTTTTTTGATAATAATAAATCTATTATTTCTAAAACTTGTTTTTCAGTCAGTTTACTTAGATTATTATTCTCACCACGCTAGGTTTTTAAACCAATATTAAAAGCGTGTTTTACATTCTCAGAACAAGTGGCCCATTCTAAATTACTTATATGATTATTTAATTTATTGCCGTCAATATGATTAACCTACAAAGTATCCATATCATTACGAGGGGAAAAATTCTCCAACATTAGACGATGAACGGAATAAGTATGACGTTTATTATCTTTTGAAATTAATCGCACTTTTTCATATCCATATCTATCAAGATGTGTAGATAGAAATCGTTTGCTAAAGTGGCTATATACTTTTCCATCCTCAGTTAAAGAATAATCATACTTCAAATCATATTTAGAATAGGTAATTGGGAATAATTTTTCCATAATATTTAAGCCTCCAATAAAAGCTTTATTTTTCTTGCTTCGCTGCTGATTGTCCCAGAGGGAGTTCCCAGCAATTCAGAGAGTTTTTCAAATAGCTTACGCTATAAGGGCGCTAAGTGCTATTTTAACGCCATTACCGTCGATTACAACCTCTTTTGGTCTATATTCTTTTACTAGTCCTTTGATGTGCGCGGCCTAGGCTAAAAGGTTCATTTTAGTGAGGTTTTGTGTAAATACCACTTCTTTGCGCCAGCCGCCATCACGAGGTTTGACTTTAAATACAAAGATAGAGGTATCGTTTTCGCCATATCTTGCGACGTCAACTGACATTAAATAAAACCAACCCTTATTAACTTGATCTTGAGTAAGGTTATATTTTTTTTCGCAATGTAAGAGAGCGCGTGATTTTTCTAACTTTTTGGCATTGAACCAAGAATCAGAGGAACCGCCAGTCCATATACTCATAGATTCACGAGCAAAACCATCGCTGGAGAATGAACTGGAAAGTTTTTGGTCTTGAATAGTTTTCTTATCAAATAGGCCATATCGTAATGGTAATTCGTAGCTGGCGCCGCAAATAAAGTAATCTTCAGGCTCCAATACGGCTAAGGTAGTTAATTCTATTAAACGTTCGTAAGCAAAAGTATTCTTTGAGCCAGCGCTCGTGATATATATCTACTATGAATGAGGTTCTTCGTCGTTCTGGCCGCCATCTGCTGTCATTCGCGGAATATTCATCCAAATATCTTTACCCCACTTGGGGCCATAGGGCTCGTATTTTCATACGAAGTTGAGACTATATCTTCACGCATTAGCGTGTGCTCTGTTTCGAGAAAAGTCGTTAATTTTTCTCTACTCCCTTTTGGGATAGTCGTTGAGCCAAAAAATCGGTAAGTATTTTGTCAATTTTATTGAAGTCTTTATAGGAAATTTCGAGTAAATCGATATTATTTTTTTTACAATAATCACGCTTTTTAGCGTCATTAGCTAAAGTTGTCTGAAAAGCTTTTTCATCTCCAAAAGTATTTCTAAAATGCTATTCTCCTTGATATTCAACAGCGATATAGTTGTTGATTAAAAAATCAAAACGCTAATGAGTTTCAGGGATGCTTGCTTGAAATTCATAGGGGATTTGTTTTTGCTCTAAAAAGTCAATTATAGCTTTTTCTCCTTTACTTAGTCGCGGGGCACATCTGGGGCATCCTTGACTTTTCAAGAAATCGTTAATTCTTGTTTTAAATATAAAACCGCACTTATGACGAATAGGAATTTTGTCAGTGCCAATGAAATCTTCGACCAAGACTTCATACTCGTTTTCTCCATATCGTTCTTCTATACGTTTTAAATAATTAATATGTTTATGTGCTGGACTTTTGCTAGAGCAAAAAGGGCAGTTTATTTGTTTTTTATTAGTGGCATTACCAATACTTTTTTCCCAGATGCCGTTACATTTTAAGCATTGTAAAGTTGTGTTTTCTTTAATTGATTTTCCATACTCTAATATTTTTATTTGATATTTTTCGCATAATTCAATAAATTCATTAACTCGCTTACCATCGCAACGAGGGCAGAATTTTTGTTTTTTTAAAATATTATATGCGCTTTTAACAGTTCTTATAAGGCCACAACGTTCGCACTTAATAGTTATAGGATAACGCACTCCACTATATTCCAATATAGTAAAGACTGCCGTGGGAAAAGTTGTTTTAATGCGTTCGGAAAATTCCTATTGAGAAATAATTGACATAAATATTTACCTCCATTTTGGTTGCTGATTGCCCATTAGTAGAACTTAGGCTTTCGCCATATTCCATCTACCTATTTGTTTCTACTTTCGTGACCTTGGAGTTAGGTATAGGTAGCTTTAGGGGTTTCCAGCAGTTAAGAGCATTTTCTTTGCCTTTTATGCGGCAAAGCCACAATGAAAATTTATGGGGATTATTACTTCAGCAAGAGCGGTGCCATCGATAAGGGCTGCTTCTTCCATTACGCCACCCGTAGCACGCTGACCACGGGAAGAGGCTCCTAAGGTAAGGATTTGGAATACAGAACCATTTTTGAAGATAAGTTCAATGTAGTCTGTAGACATATGTTGAGTTAAAACTTCTGCTTTTAGAAGAGGCCAATAAGTCCAAATTTCTTCTAACTTAGACTTAACAATGGCAAGAGAAGATTTCTTGAACTCTGATACTACAAATCGTTTAGAACGCGGCAAGAACATACAAGATAAATAGCAAGACATTATTGCCAAAAAGGATTTAGATGTAGCACGAGTAAAGGTGCCAAAGAAATACCTATAACGCATCATTGCGCGTAATAAAATTCTCTAATAATAATAAAACTTAATAGGACAATTTTTAGTTGCGATTGTATCTAAGAAGAGGTCAGGATATAACATAAAGTATCTATTATAGTCCTAAAATAGTTTCTCATTCTTTTCTAAAAAGTCCTAAGTAATTACTACTCCTTTCTCTACTGGTATACCTTCTTTTAATTCGCCCTAAATAGGGTGGGAGGCTTGTTCGTTAATTGAGGGCATCATCGTCATCGAAATCATCCTCCAATTCGGCCGCACCTTCGTATTCAATTTCCACTTCTTCAGAAGAATCATCGTATACATATTCTTCTTCCATTTTATTAGCAAGTTCTAGTTGTTTGCGGCGGTTCTCTACTTGGTCGCCAATGGAGCCTTCATTTAGGACAAGACGCTGTAAATATTTTTGAATGTTTCTGATTGTAAAGTCTACACTGTCTTGCGGCTCGGTGTGCCACTTAGGTTTCCATCCACGTTTTTCGAGCCAAGTATAAAGTTCGCCAACGCTGTCAAAGTCGCCAATGTTTTTTGCATTTTTTGGTTCAAAGCCTTCAGTTTTGACGATGTTGTGATAAATTGCCATTTCATTTTTTGCGTCAAGGCCCGCGCGAATTTTTTGAGTAGCCAGTAATCCCACTTCGCATAGGCGCTTTGCGTCGTCGCGTTGGGTAGCGCTTACGAGGTTTTGAGTAGTGCAAAGGTCATTATAAAAGTTCTCCAAATAATGATAGTCATCATCTGAGCGTTCCATATCGGAGGGCCACTTTTGCCGCATTTTCGCGCGCCACGCTTCGTTAATAGTGGGAATATTATCTAAGATGGTGCCGTTTTCCATACTGAGGCGCCATTTTTCGTTTACTTCTTTCCAGTCTAAACCTGTATAGGAAGTATTTTCCGCCAGCAGTTTAATATAGATGCGCAATGTGCGCTCTCGGCCATTTTTGTAAATTCGTGTCCACTAGTCTATTAGGAAAGGAATATCTAGCCAACGACACATACGGTCAACTTCTTCTAGGTCGTCGGCTTTCACCATTCTTTCCAAACACTCTATACATATAAGGCTGCGGCCGTTCGGATGAAATGGGGATTTTGTAGGCACGAATTCTTCGGTTTGACGTTCCTATTTACAGTAGGGGCATTTAGCCATTAAGTTCACTTCCTACGGTGTATTTTATATGATGTATGGTATGATTTGCCGCATTTCTTTTTAGGTTTCTTGTTTGGGTATGCCTTTTACTAAACCACGACGTTCACGACTTTTGCGTTGGCAACTCTTGCATTGACTACAGTAGCCAGTGCGCTTGTCGCGAGACTTAGAAAAGTAGAAGGGGTGTTTGGGTAAAATTTGATGACACTTAGAACACTCTAAGCCTTCTATGCGGCCCATTTTGAGGTCGCTTTCTAGGCGTAGTCTGGTGGCGGCCCCAGTGAGTTTTTTAGGTATCCTGCGCCGCATTATTTCGCGGATTTGGAGTTCGGTATATTCTAAGCCTTCCTCGGCAAGTCGTTGCTAAATTATAAAGACATTGCGATGGGCTACGCGCTATTCCAATATATATTGCTCCACATCAGTAAGGTCCGCGTTTTCAATGAGAAGTTCCATATCGAATAGAATGGCGCGAGTAGAGGTATAGGGTTTATCGTAGCAGTGTTTAAGAAGATTTACATAATTATCTAATATGGCCATGATATGAGTAGGATTCTCATAGTCAAGGACGTTATTGCTTAGTTTCCAATAGAGGTTGCCATCTTCATCTTCGGGAACGTCTTCTAGGGAGGGCTACTCCATATCAAAAGGTTTGGGGTTGCGCTTGCGGGCGCACCATTCCTCAGGCCGCAACCATAACCCAGTAGAGTCGTTAAAATTGGGTTCTACCTTTGCGGGCGCCGGCACATTAAAGAACTTTAGGGTTGGTTTGTAGGCATCCTTTAGATAGTATTGGTGGCGTCTTATGTCGATGAGGGTATGACCTAATTGGTAGAGACGATATTTTGTTATAGGGTGATTGCGAACAAAATCGTTGGGAGGAATTTTGCCTCTATACATATCGTAGCGTTCTTGAAGGGTATCTATGCGGTCCCATAGTTCTTCCATACCGGGGACGTCCGCGTCTCCTATGTCAAGGAGGGTTCCGTCTTCGGCGTATTTGGGACGCTTTATTTCAGGCTTTATTACACGGTAGCGCGGGCCGCGGTCATTGTCTGCTTGTTTGGCTTCGATTTGCGGCGCGGTATTGGGGTCCTCAAGTAGGGCGTCGAGGGATTCGTTTTTTTCGTCTTTGGTTTGCCAACTATTGTATTTGCGCTTGGGCTGGGTAATTTCTTTGCGGTCGCGGGCGCTTAGGTATTTTTCGTCTTTACCAAAAAGAATGTAGTCGGCCATTTGCTCCAGGTCGGTAGCGTTGGGGGTGGTTTCGAGGTTATCCAAAATCTCTATAATTGCGGCATTGCGGTCTGCGGCAAGCACGATATCAAAATCAAGAGAATAGGCTTTTTTGCGTGCCAAGTCATTCATCTCCAAATAAGTTTTTTTGGGGGTAAGGGAAACTTAAGAAGTTTTTCTTTAGAATAAAATTTTAGGCATAAGAAAACGAAAATGTTTTTCTTTATGTTAATATTTTAACACAAAATTTAAAAAAATGGAAATTTTTGGTAGGAAGGAAAGAGGGGAGGGGAGAAGATTTTTTTGGGGTGGGGAGGGGAGGGGAGGAAGAGGGGAATAAAGGGGAGGGAGAAATAAAGGGAAGAAAAAAGAGAAGAAAATAAAAATAAAATCTGGTGGTAAATGTGGAGCGCCCACGCTTTAGCGTATTAAAGTGCTAAAGTTAGCCTGAAACCTGGCCCCGGATACCTGGAAAGCTAGTTAGTTATGACTAACTAACTATCAAAGCTCCATATTGTTATATTTTTAACAATATCAAAGCTCCATCTTGTTATTTTTTTAACAAGCCGCGGCTGGCCCTATTTCCTTTTTCAGGGCTCCATAGCGTGGGCCGCGCTTCACTGCGCTAAAGCGATACAGTGCTAAAGTCCCTCCACCGTGTCGCAATTGTTAAAACCTTCACAATCTTTCCTCCACCTAACGTTCCTCATTTGTTAAAACTTTAACAATCATCTAACTGCCAAAGGTGGCTCACTTGTTAAAACTTTAACAATCTTTAACAGTCCAGCACACTTTAACGCGCTAAAGTGCTAACGCATTACTGTCCTAAGATTGTTGTTAAATTAACGACAATCTTCTCAAAGTGAGTTAGTGCTAACTAATCACTATATAGCATAACCATCTAAAGGTTATAAGGTTATAACCTTTATAAATAATCAAAGTAAATAATCAGACAGTTATTATTTATAAAGGTTATAACCTTATAAAGAAGGAAGGAAGGCTTTCGCCTTCCTTCCTTTATCACTCACTCAAAACTTGCGGTTTGCACGATAGTTTCCCAATCGTAAGAGTCAAAGGCAATCTTCGCTAAGTAGTCCATCTTCTTCTTGCTACTGTAGTTCTGAAAGCGGATTGCGTGTTGTCCGTCTTTGCGCTTTGCTCCATCGTCGAAATTGAGCCAAGTATCAATACCGCCGTTGTAGCCTTCAAGCGCTTCGAGCAAGTCCCGAATACGCATTACAAGCGGTTCGCCTTCAGCATCCCATTTCCAAACAAAGAGCGGATTACGCTTCACAAGGTCGTTCAGGTTGGCGATGCACTCAGCGAAGTCAGAGCCATAAGCCAAAGAACCAGTTCCCACTTTGCACTCAATGGAAACGTTAGCGCCGTCAATCTTGACCTTCATATCATCCAGTCCGGAAGGACGAGCCTTGACATCGTTGATGGGGTAGCGAGTGCCATGTGCGATAGACCAACCTAAGCGAGTGCAGACTTCAAAGAGTTTTCCCCAAGCACCAGTAGAACCCTTTTCGGCTTCCTTGAGCATCTGCTCTTCATACCAGCGGCTTGCTTCTCGCTTCGCTTCTACAGTGTAAAGGTAAGTCTGATCGATGGAGGAAATCAAGCCTTTGGTATAAAGGCGCTCACGCAACTCATACATATGGTCGGTAGTGGCTTCGGTAAAGGACATGGTCAGCAGGTCGTTCAGGGTCATCTTATTGGTGGCGGTCTTCTTCATCGTGGGCATCTCCTTTAGTGTGTTGGGTGCGGTTTCCCTCACCTCTTGAGAAGATTATACCATAGATACTGATAAAATGCAAGAAAAAGTGTTGTGCGTTTAGCACAAGAAAACAAGCAAAAACGCAAATTCTTTTGTGCTTTTAGACATTGCTTTTTCTTGACTTTGGGCTTATAATAATGTTAGTATGGGAGAGCATTTATATATAAACTGCGGACCGCAGACCGCAGACTGGTTCTTGCAAACAGGTATCTACAGAACAAAAAACGAATTAGTTATACCTAACCTTTAGTTAGTCATAACTAACCACAAGTCCAAAGATTGTTGTTAAATTAACGACAAAGTTTGCGCGAAAATAGTTATACTATATAACTATCAGTTAGTTATAACTAACCTTATATTGAGTTAGTGCTAACTAATCACGATTAGTTATAACTAACCCAGCGCAATGGCCTTGTTGTTAAATTAACGACAAACTCCTCCACCGAAAAAAAGGAGCGCTTGCGCGCTCCGTGTAATTGTCAGGCAAGTGCATCCATCAAAGCGCCAATGCTTGATACACCAAGACCAACGAAGGAGTAAAGCCAAGAGGAACAGAGCAGAGCACAAGCAACGAACGAGATAAGAACCAAAGACCAACCAAAGCAAATGAGGAACGAAGACAACTTCTTATACATAAGAGCACAACCTTTCTTTATTGAGGAACTATATACATTATAGACGATAAAGACTTATTTGTCAATACTTTTGTAATATTTATTTGATATCAAATAAGGAACTATGCAAACGGAATTAGTTTGTTAATTAACAAACAAAGTGCGGCCCAGGGCCAAGGAATAGTTAGTTAGTTATAACTAACCCCATTATTAAGTTAGTTATGACTAACTGTTAATTAGTTATAACTAACCTCCACCGCCGTACTTTAGCGCACTAAAGCGGCCGCCGCAAAAGAATTGGCTCTCACCAGAGAGCCAACCCCATTTCCGCCATCCGTTCATATTCGAACTGTTGTGCCATCTCGTCGAGTGCGTCATCATCGAGAAAATAGTCATCGTTCGCCACTTCGTCCATCAGTTCTTCCCAGTCCTGAGCCATCTTTTCCAGTTCGTTCATCATCGTTTCTTCCTCCTCTTATTTGGTGTTCTCTTAAGAACTGTCTTAATTATACACGAAGGAAGCGCACTTGTCAATAGTAAAATGCGCTTTTTCAAAAATTTTTTTAAAATCCTAAGGGTGGCTTATGCCACCCTTTCAATTTTGAGGGAATACACTTGGCAAGTGGAACAGGTTTCAAGGAGGATCCTTTCACCCACATTTAACAGCATCAATTCTGTTTCAGTCGTGAATAATTCCTTAGATGCTTCCAGGGCATAAAGTTTGCCAGCAATGAAACCAGACACCAGTGCGGTTTCCATCACAGAAGAGCCGATACAGTAAGATACTAAAAACTTCATAACTAAACTTCCTTTCTGTTTATAGGGTGGGTTGCGGTGGAGGGTTCAACCCTCCACCTTTTCCAAAGTCAGCACGTAGCCGTCCTTGGTATCCATCGCCAGAGGACGACCTTTCACGGAGCGGCACAGGTAAAGGGCGGCGGCGCTTTCTTCGATACCTTCACCCTTCAGCAGGCGCACAGCGTGGAAATAATTCACCAAGCAAGAGTCAACCACGATATCCATATCAACCCACTTTACGAGAAACTTCATAACCAAATCCTCCTTTTCGTGTGAGGTCTTTTCCTAACCTCTAAGAAGATTATACACTAAAAAAGGTCATTTGTCAACACTTTTCTTAAAATAAAAAATGGGCTTTTTAAAAGCCCATTTTCTGTAATAATCCACTATTTAACCGAATTGCTTCAAACAGTTGCGGAGGAATATAGGTGCGGCCGCTCATCATCATAACTTCCACCAGTTTGGTCTTAGTGGGAACATATACTGTGATTAAAACGCCGTTTGCTTTGTTGCGGACAAACATTAGACCAGTAGTAGTGAAGATAAGCGTATGCCCTTGATTATCATCAACTTCCAGTAATGCATCACCAAATCCGATATACATCTCAATGGCCTCTAAACGTGCTTTCCGTTCCACGGCCAGGTGATAGGACAAGATACCAAACTTCGTCATTGTAAGAACCTCTTTTCGTTTTATATTGGCTTATCGCCTATATACATAATACACTATATGAGGCGATTTGTCAAGGGGGGGGTTTAGGAAAATTTTTTGTGTATCGGTTCTACAGATAAACAAACGCGGCCACCCTTTTTTATAAAACCGCCTCCTCCACCGTCCTTATTATAGCATACCTTTGTCAAGTTGTCAATACCTTTTTTAAAAAAAATTTAAGTCCCTTAGCAATATGCCAGGGACTTATTACGCCAACCGAAAACAGAAATCTGATTGTATTGGCGGCCAATGGAAAGGGCTTCCCGCTTAGTATTCACTCTGAAACTGTGGTCAATGTAGTAAATACCATTTTCAAACCACACGCCACAGTTGCCGCCCAGCCGCCGCACTTCGTTGATTGCTTCCTGTGCGCTTGCCGTTTCGATGCCGTGGTCGGCCACTTGCCAACCGCTTTTATAGTTGATAATCTTGCCATACTTCAAAGTCAGTCCATCACCGTTGGTAAGTTTGCGGATTGTGCGAATATTAATCATATTTCAACCGTCCTTTCGTTTGTCCCTTTTGACGTTATCATTATAGCACGAGTTGGGGTTATCTGTCAACCCCAAACTCGTAATTTTCTTCGATTGTGCCATAAATATTTTCCCGCACCTCCACCTCCACCCGAATGAGGTCGCCAACACTGTGCCGTGCGTAGTCAGCAGAAGTGACCCATACTTCGCCCGCTTCGCTACCATCAACGAAGAACAGCATATAGCAACGAGATTGATGCCCTTCATCTACAACCGCTTTATCCGTTACGGTTGCGTCAAAAGCATAAGTTTCTACGGTTTGGTAGGTAGTCAGTCCCAACACAGAAACGCACAGGAGGAACAGAAGGCCAAAGAGGACAACAGCACAGAGCAGTTTGGTGAGGCAGACAAGCGCATTAGACTTCTTCATTGTGTTTTACCTTCTTTCTTTATTTGTCTTTCGACACTATGAGTATAACACATGTTATGACTTTTGTCAACACCTTTTGAAAAATAAAATTCGCTCACTTGCGTGGGCGAAATACAAAAGACAAAATCCAGTTAGCACCGTGGCAGATACAGAGCACTTCCCAGTAGGCGAACAGCGGGGCGTTGAGATGAGGGGCAAGGGCTTCCCATCCCCACATCACCAGTGCAGGGTTCAAAAAGAACTTAAGACCCCAAGCCAAGATAGTGCCCAATTGTTCGGATACCGTCATTTCTGAAATATTCTTCATAATACTACTTCCTTTCTTCTCTCTTGGAGTGTCTTTATTGTAGCACAGGACAAACAATTTGTCAACACCTTTTTTAAAATATTTTTCTCCACAGATAGTAAGTTAGTCATAACTAACCGCGGCCCAGCCTTCCCCTGTCGTTCCATTCCGGGGCATCTTTAGTATAGCACAGGGCCGTGCTTTTGTCAATACTATTAAACAACTTTTTTAAAAAAATAAAAGGGCTTACGCCCTTTTATCAACAAATCACCACGGCAGTGTGTCCGTCCTTCATATCCTTTTCCACCACTTCAAACACAGGGCGGGCAAGTTTGCGGGGGTTTTCAGCGTTCGCACCGTAGCCTTGGTCTTCCCAGTAGGTATCACGGAAGCGAACTTCGGTGTCAAGGTCATACTGAGCCAAGGTGTTAATCAGTTCACGAACGGTCATAGTGTTCTTCATAGGTCGTTCCTCCTTTGCGTTTTAGGGCGCCCCCTTAATTGTCTTTATTATAGCACAAATCCGCGGCTTTGTCGAGAGGTTTTTGAGAAATTTTAAAAATTTCTTCTTCTCCATCATACCACACACGCTTGCAGAGTTTACCGTCCTCAGAGATAAAATCCTCGTAGCCAATCCAAGAACTTTCCGCTTGCTGTTCGTCAATCTTTGTCCAGTTCGTCATAGTGTCAACCCCTTTCTTACAATATCAGTATAACAGATATGCTTAATTTTGTCAACACCTTTTTTTCAAAAAACTTTTTTTATTTTTTTCTCAAAAACCCCTTGACAACGCGGCCCAGGTCTGCTATAATTTAATTACAGTCGAGGACACCCCGGAGAGGGGAGAGAGGTTGGACAGGCTCACGAGGAGTCCAGCCCATAGTTAGTTATGACTAACTAAGTATTGTCTATTTCACAAATAATTTATAAAACCCGCGTTCACCAACGCGGGCGGAACCCATACAGGTCCTTGTAGACGTCCGACCACTCGGGCAGGTCGCGGTTGGCGGGATCCGCCAGCCACTCGCGGGCTTCCCGCTCGTAGCGAATTTCTTCGCATTCGCGCTCATACTGAGCGATGGTGCGGTCAGACAGGGTGCAGGAAACGCCGTTGATGATGATGGTCTTCATAGTGGGATCCCCTTTCTTGCGGAGGGTCTTGCCCTCTCTTGATAGTCTTATTATACTACAGATCTATGGAAGTGTCAATAGGTTTTTGAAACTTTTTTCAAAAAAATTGGGATTGCCTTAGCAATCCCAAGTGTAGCACCCTTCGTAGGGGTCAAATCCCATATCATCATCGATATCGGCGGGTTCATCATCGCCCTCCCGCCATTCATCCCAGTCCTCCGGCACATCCATATCGGTCATCTCGTAGTATTCGGCGAAGGTTGCGGCGTTGGTGTCATCACCCAGGTCATACCATTCCGCGCCTTGGTTCCAAGCCTCTTCGTAGGTCAAGAGTTCGCCGGTTTCACGATTCATCCACAACTTGCTGTTCTTCATAGGTTCGTCCTCCTTTGGGGGTTTACCCCTTCTTTATGGTCTTATTATAGCACAGGTCGCCGCGTTTGTCAACACTTTTTTATTGTTAAGTTTTTAACTTTTTAAGGGGGGGCCCTCCCACGTTGGCGGTCCTATATAAAAAGGGCCCTCCTCCACCATCCACATTATAACATACAAAGTCAATACTTGTCAAGGGGTTTTTGAAAATAAATTTTTATACATTTTCCCGTATAAAAATAAGGGAGGGCTTGCGCCCTCCCTCCCAGTTTATTCCAATTCACCAGTCATCAAAACCGTTTCCCAATCGTAGCCATTACTGCTCATTTCATCGAGATATGCGGCCTTTTTCTTGCTGATGGGTTGTAATTTCACTCCCCACGTTCCATTGGTATCCCTATTGAGGGTGAACCACGTTTCAACGTTGCCATTGTAATCTTCCAACATTTGGAAAAAGCGGCGGGCTTCCATTGCGATAGGGCATCCATCTTTGCGATAATCCCAAACCATCAACTTATTGCTGTTTGCCAACTTTCCCAACCTGTGGAGCGCTTCAGCGGGGGTAGAACCTTGCGCAAGATTGCCAGTGCCCGTCTTTAATTCAATCTCATAGCGCTTCCCATCAAGCACAATTCGCATATCCGCAACTCCGGCGGGGCGGGCTTTAAAATCAAGGATTGCCATTGCGGTATTGTGGTAGATGCTCCACAACGTGCGGGCGTTGACTTCAAAAACCTTTCCATAAAAGCCCTTGTCTGTTTCCTTAAGGCTTTTAACATACCAGTTGAGCGCGAAACGCTTTGCGGCTTCCGTGGTCAGGGTTTTTTGAGCCATACTTTTGATAAGTCCCGCCACCATCAATTCTTCCCGCAAGGCGTCAAGATGGTCAATCGTGGTTTCGGGCAGGGTCTGGGCGAGATATTCGGCGAACTTCATAGGGCATCCTCCTTCAAGTGGTGTTTATTGGGTATACCTTATATTAGCATATATGGCGGCGGTTGTCAATAGGTTTTTAAAAAAAATTTCAGTAAAACTGATAAAAAAGTCTATCGGTTAAACAGATAGAAACGGATTTGCCCTATTTCTTCCTATATGGTATAATAAGTCATACCGATTAGGAAGGAAGGGATGGAAGATGCGGCAGTGCCAAAAATGGAACTTCGGGCAGGGCAGGGCGACCCGCAAACGGAACTTCCGCCCCTCCGCCCACGGGCAGGCAGGTATTGGCGCGGGCATAGGTATGCATATATGTGCCAGGCGCCAGGCGGCTGTGGAAGCTGAAAGCTGGCAGCTGGGTATTGACAAGCTACAAAAATTGTGGTATAATAAGGCATAAACAAAAAGGAGGAACCGCTATGGCACGGATGAGCAAAGAATTGGCCGCCAATATGAACGAAGAACTGCGGGCCGACATCCTTCTGCGACTTGACCGCAAACTGCGCAATGAAATCCAGGACGAAGAAATCTTTGAGGAATGGCTCATTTACGGTGTTCCCGATGGAACCGAAACCCTTCAGGATATGCTTGCCCTTGACCTTGATGCGGAAGATTTTGCAGAAATGTGGAATTTGGCAGAGGAACTTTTAAACCGAGATGCGGAGGAAGGTTAATACCTTCCTTCATAGGGTTATCTGTTTAACAGATAGGAATAAAAGGGCAGATTATTTAATCTGCCCCTCTTTCAATATAAAATTAATTTCCGTCCAACCATCGGAACAACAACCAGTCTCTTTAGTAAAACCTTCCATCTCAAAATTGCTAATGAGATAGGTTCTAATTCTTCCACCCCAACCACCGCAAAACTTTTTCCACCAACGGCGGTCTTTCCTTTTCAAATACTTTCTGGCAGAATTGGAACCCCATCCCAAGCCATTATCAAAGAAGAAAAAAGTCTTTTCTTTATCATCCCAATTTGCACGACGAGGGATATAATAAGACAAAATCTCGTTTGCCCGTTCCTCATTCCATACCTGTTTTGCATTCTGTGCGGCATACCATTTGTTATAAAGCCGTTCCCACAACCGCAAAGGCCACCAAATAGGGAACAACACTACTCGACTAACTTTATAGCCATTATTCTTCCACCAATCACGAATAGGATGCTTCTTGTTCTTGCGGTTCATAGCCTTAATAATTTCAGGGTTCATACTTTTACCTTCCTTTCTTTTCCCTCTTAGTAATCATATTATATACCCTTTGCCGCACCTTGTCAATAACAGATATTATCTGTTTAACAGATAAAAACCCCTTGACAAATACTTCCCTCTATGCTATTATATAAATGGTTCCTCCCCTAACAACAATAGAAAGAAGGTAATCTAATGTATTCTACTCTCCACAACTTCCTGATGGTTAACGGTGCTCCCTCTGACCTCGATTCCCTCACTTCTACCTGTTGCAACTGCGACAAGGTCATTACCGATACCGTTTATGCAGACCATATTGGCCGCATCTACTGCCCTGACTGCATAAAAGGTGAGCGCATCGCTTCTCTTTACGAGGTAGCAATTCACGAGTTAACTCGCTATCTCGATCGCCTTGATATCCCTTATGAAGAACCCGAAGAACTTCACGAAGGTTGCGTTGTGCGCTTCCCTTGGTGTAAGGGCGACGTGGCTTGCCATTCTTGTCTGCTTGGCGGCCGCTATGGTCGAATGGAAACCTATCGGTTCTCTATGGACAATGGAGACGTGACCGGTTATCTCCGTCCGCTTGAGGCATTGGAAATCGTGCTTCACGAATGGAACGAGCGCAACAAGAAAATGCGAGAAGGCGAGTAATCGCCTTTTTTTTGTTTATCTGTTTAACAGATAATTTCAAATTTGACTTCTACCCTTCCCCAATGTATAATAGAACCATCCTAAGAGAAAGAAGGTCGCCCCATGGAAAAGATGTTTTACACCCACGAGATGGAAGCCATCCTCACCGCCGCCGGATATAAGGTATACTTTTATAACGACCAGACCGAGTGCGACGTCTTTATGGGCGGCCACCTACTCCACACCTTTGAGGGCCGCTACTCTCTGTATAATTGGATGTGTGATTGCGACCTATTATAAAATTTAAATCCACGAGCTGGGAGCTGGTAGGCTACAGGCTGGCACTTTTGTGCTAACTGCACAAAAAATTTTAAAAAATTTTGTTCAAATGGCGAATTGATTTTTTTCTCATAATATGATATAATATATATAGAAAGAAATTGAGGAGGGAACATTCCTATGACTACTAAGATTTTCTACCTACCCCGCAATTCTATGTCCCGTATTGCTATCAATGCCGTAGTAAATTATGTCCCTTGTTCCTTTCCCGAATATAAAGATATGGTAAGCGCAGATATCATCAAACTCCGCATTACTTGCCGCGCCTCTAATATGAAGATGGTAGAGCAGATTTTGCGACGGTATGGATGTTTGGAATAAAGGAGGCCGCTATGGAACATAAGTATGTTATAATTAAGTTAGACAAATTTGACCGCTTTGTTGCGGCACAGTGCATTAAGGATACCTATGCCGCCGCACAGGAACACATTTCACATATGCGACCCTCCACCCGATTTAAGTATGTTATTTGGTCAATCCCTTGTGATTGACCCCCTTTACTTATCTGTTTAACAGATAGAATAGTTCTCACATAGCCGCAAATTTTTTCTAAAAAACACTTGACAACTACCAACTAATTTGCTATACTGTATATGTCCTCAAAAGAGGACGGAAGGAGAAAGAAAGATATGAAGCAACTGACTAAAACCCAACTGGCGGCTTTGAAGCGTGAAGAAATCCTGAACCTGTTGATTGACTTCCTTAATGGTCGTGGTGAAGATACTATGCGTGAGAGCGGCAATGCCATTGTGTTCCCTTCTCTTGATGCAGACGGAAATGAAGTTTTCGTGAAACTTGCTGTTTCCATCCCTCGTGGCGACCGCTCAGGCGAAGCCTATGACGGCTACGCCGCCGCACAGGATTACAAGTTGAAGCAGGAAGCGATTGCCGCCAAGCGTGAACTTCAAGAGCGTGAGCGCTCCGAAGCGGCGAAGAAGCGCAAACAGCGCATCGAAAACGCCAAGAAGAAGAAGGAAGAACAGAACTTTGAGCGTGCGGAACTTATCGCAATGGCAAAGGAAGGGCAGAAGTAATTCTGCCTTTCTTCAATTTTTACTTTTATCTGTTTAACAGATAAACTTAAATCTTGACTTTTTTAAAATTTTGGTGTATCATATACTTGTTCCTAAGGGAAACAGGATAGCAAAAGATTTTGAAAAAGATTTAAAAAAACACTTGACAAACTACAAAAACTATGCTATACTAAAGATGTTCCTAAGGGAAACAAAATAATTTAATGGTAGCCTTATCCTAAAAGGCAGAAAGAGGTAAACTATGATGAACATTACTGAACTGAAGAATGCTATCCTGACCCAGTTTGAAGGCGCTACTATGGTGCGCAATGGCAAGGCCAAGACCAACTTCATCGCCATTCCTGTAGGCGAGAATGAAGATGGTGTGATGGAATATGCCAAGGTTGCTGTTTCCGCTCTGTTGTCTAAGGACACCAAGACCAACCCTGCTTTCAATTTTGAAACCGCTAAGTCCGACTACGAAGCCTATGCCGCCGTTCAGGCCGAAAAGGCCGCCAAGCCCAAGGCCGCTAAGAAGTCTGGCGCTGACCCCGAGAAGGTTGCCGCTATGAACGCTCGTAAGGAAGCGGTTCTGTCCTGGTTGATTGCCAATCCCGGCGAGTACACCAGTTCCGACATCAAGGCATCTCTGCCCGAAGTGTATGAAGGTTTTGTTGGCCCGATGCAGGTCGGCACTGACTTGAAGTCCTTGATGAATGACGGCTCTGTTGTTTGCGAAGTCAAGGAAGGCAAGAAGTATTGGCACTTTGCCGAGTAAGGTAAAAAGGAAGGGGAAACCCTTCCTTTTTTGTTGGGAATATTATCTGTTTAACAGATAAGGATTATTTCATTTTCCCTATTGACAAAGTGCGGCCGCCCGTGTATAATAAGGTTGTAAGTTAAAGAAACCCCTAACAAAAAGAAAGAAGGAACATACTATGAAAACTGCTAACTATTTGACTTTGGACACCGAAACTTGCACTTTGGCTTTTGTAAATGAAATGAACCTTACCCCCGAACAAAAGAAAAACATTGCTATCGCACGCCCCCTTGTTTATGATATCGGTTGGACTATTGCTAACCGCACCCACGGCATTATCGAGAAGCGCCAGTTCCTTGTTGCCGAAACTTTCTGCGTCCCCTCTGTTTTTAATACTGCTTACTACGCAGAAAAACGCCCTCGTTATTTGGAAATGCTTGCTAAAGGCGAGACTAAAATTCTGCCGTGGAATGATATTGTCGCTATTCTGCTTAAAGATTTGGAAAATGTAAAATATATTTGCGCCTATAATGCTATGTTCGATTTTAAGCGAGCGATTTCCTTTACTGAACTTTATATCTCAAAATTGTATAGCCCCTCTTATTATGAGTGGGAAAACGTTCAGCGCAAAATTTGTTCCTCTATCGCCGCCAATGTTAAGGCCGAGAGCCGCAACGAATTTGACCCCGAACATTTTAATTTCCGTGGTGTAAATTATCCTATGATTGATGTTTGGGGTATGGCTTGCGAATATCTTCTTAATACTGATGCATACAAGCATTATTGTTTGAAGAATGGCTATATTTCCAATAGTGGTTCTTACTTCTCTACTAACGCCGAAAATGCAATGCGTTATTTGAGCAAAAATAATGACTTCATTGAAAGCCATACCGCTCTTGATGATGCGGAAATTGAGACTGAAATTCTCTTTAAGGCTTTGAAGAAGGGCAAAATCATTCAAGGCATTGTGTATTTCCCCTTCCGCTTGTTGGGAGATGTAGAGGAATTTGTTATGGAGAATAACAAAATCACTCTGCAAATGGCACAAATGGCATATGATAAAATTCGGGAATATGCTTATAAGGATGACCCCGACTTCAATCGTTGTCAGGTTGCGGCCTTAGATAAGGCACTCTGCCTTAAAAATTATATTGATACTAACTGGGATTAATTCCCAGTTTTTTATAATATCTGTTTAACAGATAGAAATAAAACTTGACAAAATAAAAAATTCACTGTATAATAACTATACAAACAAATAAGGAGGAAAGTTCGATGAAGTATTACAAGGTTGTTGCGCCGCACGGTCATTATGGTATCAACCGCTACCGAGAGATTACTTTTTACTTCTACGCCAAAGACGCCATCCACGCCAGTAAGTTGGCACAGCGTATGCCCGGAGTTAAGCACAGCCGTATGGTATTTAGTTGCATTCCTATTACCAAAGAAGAATACCTTGCAGGGCGTAAGCAATCTGCTTATCATCGAGAAGGATTTCACTATTGAAATCCTTTAGGGTTATCTGTTAAACAGATAAAGAAGTTGCGGCCCGGCCGCAAAACTTTTATAAAATCCCTTGACAAACTTTAATTCCCGTGCTATAATAAGGCATACCAAATGAAAGGAAGGAACCCCGATGAAGGTATTGTGTTTTGATATGGATGGCACTATTGCTGACCTGTATGCCGTTGAGAATTGGCTTGATAGCCTTCGTGCTTTTTCCGCTCGTCCTTATGCAGAAGCCGAGCCTATGATGAACTTTTCCGCTCTTGCTCGTCAGTTGAATGCGGCACAGCGTAAGGGCGCTAAACTCGTAATCATCAGTTGGGCGAGCAAGTGTTGCGACCCTGTATTCTATGCCGATATCGCAATGGCAAAGCGGAACTGGCTTGCGGAACATCTGCCCTCCGTCCATTGGGATGCAATTCATATTGTGCCTTATGGAACTAACAAAGCGCAGGTTTGCGGTGTAGATGGAGAAGATTTCTTCCTCTTTGACGATGAAGAGCGCAACCGCAACGAGTGGGAAAAGTTTGATGGGCTTGCTTTCAATCCGAGTGATATTACTAAGATTTTGAAGCAGTTGAACCAGGGCAAGTAATTGCCCTTCCCTATTATCTGTTTAACAGATAAAATAAAATTTGACACTTTTTAAAATCCATAGTATAATAATATCACAGTAAGGGAAGGAAAACCCTAAACCGAAAGGAAGTATAAACTATGGGTCAGAAATTCTACCAACTCAACATTGATGAAGTGCTTTTCAATATCTCGCTCTTTACCGAGTATGACATTAGCGGTGAAGGGCATCGCATCATTGTAGAAAAGGAACATCTTAATGATGCGATTGATGAAATTGTCAATGAATTTACCGCCTTAATTGAAGATGCCTTTGAACCTTACAACGAAGAGGAGGAAAAATAATATGACAAATGGTGTTTGGATTGCTTTCAAAGATAACAAGATTGTCGGATTTGTGCATACCGAAGAAGAAAGTATCACGAGGGTAAAGAGCGGGCAAGTAGATTCTTGCGTCTATCACGAATTTCCCTACTGTAAGCATTGCGAAGGTGCCGTTATTCCTTATCTGACTATTAAGGAGGAAGAATAATATGAAATCTACTGGTATTGTCCGCTACTTTGATGGCCTTGGCCGCATTGCTATTCCCGACGAAATTCGCAATGCTCTTCATATGGACGTTGGCGTGCAGGTAGAACTTTACATTACTAAGAATGGTGAAATCGTTCTCAAGAAACATAAAAGAACTTGGGAAGAGACCGTCATCAAATGGTGGGAGAAAAACTACCGCACTCCTAACATTCTCCATAGTGATTTTTATCATATGGGTGATTATACTTTCTGTATTGTTAGCACGTCCCGAATTGCCACGGTAGCAGGCTTTGCTAAGCGTCACGCCGAAGATAACTATAATGATACCATTGGTAAGGTGGCGGCTTATGCTCGTGCGATGGGTATTCCGATTAATAAATTAATCGGATGGAAAGAGGATTAATACCCTCTTTAGGTCTATCTGTTAGACAGATAAAATAAAATTTGACAAAAACAAAAATTCAATATATAATTGTTATATCAAAAAGAACAGGAAAGAAGCACAGAGTATGAAAAGGAATGAGAAATGGACTCTCCTGAAATATCATTGGGATGAAAATACCGACCCTCATATGGTAATTGCTGAAATTTTAGAAGAATATAAAGTTTCTGACCCTACTACTATTCTTGCTATCGTGACGGATTATGTTGCCGAGCACGAACCTAATGCAACTTCCTACCGCTGGGTGAATACTACTGGCGACCCTTTAGATTGGGAATATTGTCAGGGCGGCTTTGATACGGCTTTTAACAGTCGTACTGTATATGGTATGCTTCCTTCGCACGAATTGAAAGAAAATTCCTAAAAAAATTTCTTCAAAAAGTATTGACAAACCCACTAAAATATGATACAATAAGAGTGTTCCAAAAGGAACAGAAAGGAAGAAACAAGATATGTGGTGCTATAAGATTAGGTATTACACGGATGGTTCTTTCCGCCACACAGAGGGCATCGTCGCAGGACTGGATATGGTTGACGCTATCAAGCGGCTTAAGGAATACTATGGCGAAAATGCCATTGAAGATATTCATATGACCGCAACTGAGAGCGGCGATGGTGTTCTTGATTTTGCAGAGTTCCCTGATGTCAATTACGCCACTTTCTTCCCTGAAGAAAGTTAAAAATTTTCTTCAAAAAAAGTATTGACAAACTAAAAAGTTTGTGCTATACTAAGTATGTAAGGTTGAGAGAAGCCCAGTCGGTGGAAACACCCAAGACCTTCCGAAACCTTACAATATGCGGGTGTGGTGGAACTGGCGAGACACCCATGACTTAAAATCATGTACGCAAGATACGTTGCGGGTTCGAATCCCGCCACCCGCACCACCAATCCGAATGACTGAACGGATGCTAAACCGGCTACGGGCAAGCCTCACCAACTGGTGGAAGCCGAGAAGTCAAACATTATGGGAAGTTAAGTAACGGGAAATCGGCAGGCCAACCAAGGTCTGAGAAAGTGGTTCGAGGCCACTACTTTCCACCAAGGTTATCCCACCTATCTCAAACGGGGCGGCGAAGGCTTGTAAATTCTATCGTCTGGTCGCGACGAGCGGTGGACGCAGTTAGGGTTCTGTAAAAACTCCTTTCTATGAGGGTGTAGCTCAGTCGGTAGAGCACGTGACTTGTGGTATTTGTGTAAAGGTAGCACCCGAGGCCCGCTGGTAGTTTGCGGGAGGAGGCCGTTCAATTCGGCCATACCACACGATTAATCACGGTGTCGAGGGTTCGATTCCCTCCACCCTCACCAGTGGTAAGGCAGAGCCAAGGATAGGTGTTGCCGCACCGACTCCTAAAGACCTCCAAGGAATCAGAAAAGCCGAGTTAGTCAGCAGAAGGGCGGCAACCCGAAGGAGTTGGACGAAGCTTTTCTCTCCTTTTCTTATGGGGCATTAGCTCAGTGGTGAGAGCACCGTTCTTATAAAGCGGTGGCGAATAGGATACCCCTGGTTCGAGTCCAGGATGCCCTACCACATAGGTTATCTGTTTAACAGATAACCTTTTATTTTCTAAACTGTTGACAAATCTCCTTCCCCATATTATAATAATACTACCAACTAAAGAAAGAAGGTAGCCTATGGTTTATAAGGTAACGCTCCGCAAAATGGAAACCTACTACATTACAGACCCTTCTTGTGAAGCCGAAGCACGCTTGGCCGCAATCGAACAGTTTAAAGATGCCTCTACTCATATTGATTGCGAAGCGCTTGTTCCTTGTCAAGTCAATGGCACTTGCCCTTATGACTATGGCTATTCTTGTAATCTTTGTATGGAAGGAGAACATTAATATGTATTTGATTTACCGAGAGGCAGATGTGGTCGGCGTATGCCATACTCGCAGGGGAGCGCACCGTGCCCGCCACCATTTCCTTGATAGTTGCGCCGCCGAAAATCCCAACAATATTGTCCGAGTAAGGATTGTTCCTGTCAATCATTATAATACTTTGCGGCTTGGCTATAGTCTTCTTCAACTCATTCGTGCCATTGAAGATTATAGGCTTTGCCGCCTCAAGAATAAGGAAGAGCGTTGCCGCTTTGAGCGGGAAGAACAGGAACGCCGCTTTTACAACTTGTATTAAGAAAGGAAATAACTATATGAAATGCGTTTGGTTTGCTGACGATGGAACTCAATTTACTGATGAATATGAATGTGAAGAATATGAGCGCAATTTGAAGTATAAAAATATTGCTCCTACTACTCGTTTCTTTGACTGTAATGGCAGGGAGGTTCCTTTTCGTCCGACTGCTGAATATTGTGAGCGTTTGTATTATATCGAAGTAAGCAATAAAGAAGAAACTCCCGCCCTTACGCAATGGTTTGATGAAATGGGATATGATAGCCCTTGGGATACTACTAATGAAGTTATGGGGCGTTGGTTCTTTGATACTTATAACAACAAATGGCGCAACATCAATGAGTTATATGATGCCTATAAAGAAGTGCTTGATGTATTCGAGCCTCCGGAAGACTATTAAAAGTCTTCCTTTTTATTTATCTGTTAAACAGATAAATTCCTTCTTGACTTTTGCGGCCTCCTATATTATACTTGTATATGTCAAGAGGGACTGGAAGGTTAAGCCGTGGCAGCCAATGCGGTGAAAGGGTTCAAATCCCGTGGAGGACGCTCCAAAAACAAGGTTCCTCTTGACATTATTCCTGTAGTATGCTATAATCTATATATCACTTAAAGAAAGAAGGAACATCCCATGCCCAACATCCTTGTTTTAGACACCGAAACTACCAGTATTGATAAGCCCTTTTGTTATAATGTAGGTTATACCGTTCTTGATACCGAAAACAGCAAACTTATCGTAGAAAAGGATTTTGTCATCGAACAGGTTTGGCACAACCTCCCTCTATTTTCGAGCGCCTACTATGCCGATAAGCGCCCCATCTATGTGTCCGCAATGAGAGGCAAACGAGCCACTATGAATAAGTGGGGCTATGTTATGCGGGAACTTGCTAACGACATCAAGAAACATAATGTAGAAGCCGTTTTGGCATATAATAGCCCTTTTGATGACAAGGCTATCGCCTATAATTGCGATTGGTTTAAGACCATTAATCCCCTTGATGAAGTGCCGGTGCTTGATATTCGTGGTATGGTAAGTGAATATATTACTTGTTGCACTAATTATAAAGAGTTTTGCGAAAAGCACGAACTCTTCACCGAAGCAGGGCATTATAGCGAAACCGCCGAAAGCGTATATAAATTTATCACGCAAAATGCGGATTTTGAGGAAGCACACACCGCCCTTGCTGATGCGAAAATCGAAGCCGACATTGTTAATTTTTGCGTGATGTTCGGGGCTAATCCTCTTAAGGAATATAAGGTAAAATCCTCTATTCCCCGCACTACGCCGAAGCCCATCAAGATTATGGTTGATGATAAAGTCTTGTATGAAGGTCAGTATAGGAAGAAATTTGTGCGCAATGGAAATTATTACTTTAAGACTGAAATATAACCATAGCAGCACTTTAGTATACTAAAGTGCCCGCATACTTTATCTGTTAAACAGATACATAAGTTTTACCCTCGCTAAAAAAAGTTTCTAAAAAACTATTGACAAATCTCAAAATCTGAGTATAATAATAAGTGTCAAGGGGACAAGAGCAGTAAAACCCAAAGCGAGTGTGCGTAGCTCTTATAAAAAATCGTTGAAAGAAATTTCAAAAACCCCTTGACAAACACCGCAAGGTGTGATACAATAAGGATGTTCCCAAGAGGAACACAAAACAGACGGTGAAGCGACCACCTAAAAAGCAGAAAGGGAAACCACTATGAAGAATGAAGTGCGAATTGCTGCCAACGAGATTGCTGTGACTGCCCTCCGCAACGCCATGGGCGACAAGATTGTCCCTGTCCGTGTTGCCAAGAAAAACGGCTTTGCGTTCGATACTGGTATTCAGGACGAGAACGGCAAGCCTGTGTATGTGGTCTTTGATGTGACTGTCAAGGCTACCGAGGACAACAAGACTGGCTCTGTAAAGGCTTTCGACCTTGAATCCTCCGTTCAGGCACGGCTCGACTATGAGAACGCCCCCAAGAAGGAACCCAAGGCTAAGAAGGTTGACCCCGAAGCCGAAGCCAAACGTGCCGCCCACAAAGAGCGTGAGCGCATCACCGAGGAATGGTGTATGGCAAATCTGACTGGCGAGGGTATGAGCGCTTCCGAAATTCGGGCGCAGATTCCCGAACTGGAAGAGGTTACTCAGATGCAGGTCGGCACTTATCTCAAGAACATTGCCGAGCGCAACCTTGCGATTCAGCGCAATGTGGTTAAGGGCAAGCCCCTGTATTGCCTTGCCTAATAGAACGGAGGGGAACGAATGTTCCCCTCCCTTTCCCCAAAGAGGGCTATCTGTTTAACAGATAAAGACACATATTGACAAAATAATTTAATCAATGTTATAATAAACCCATCAAATAAAGGAGGCAACTGTTATGGAGAAACTCAAAAATATTAAGCGCAAATTGGATGAAATGGAAGTCAATTGGTCTGAGACTGAAAACGGACAGGGCATCGAAATTAAGGCTTGCGAGATTGGTGACAATTTTTATGATTATGGTGAAGAACCCACCCCCCCATTGTGTTTGATAAAAAATATGAATTTTTGAAGGGCGACCATCGAGTGCACATCGTTGACTGTCAAAACTGTTTTGGTTGCGCTGGTTGGTAAAGGGGTAAAGGGCACCCCTTTACCACATTTATCTGTTTAACAGATAAAATTAAAACTTGACATATAAAAAAAATCTACTGTATAATAGTATTACCAAATAGGAAAGGAAATGATATTATGCCTAAGTGCCCTCACTGTGGAAGCACCACAGTTGAAGAATACGAAACGGAATATTTTGAAGATTCTCCCGATGAAGTGCTTGTTGTCCGCCATTATTTTTGTGGTGGTGGTTGCGGCTTGTCCTATACTGGCACTACTGCCTATAAAAAAGACGGTGAAGAAGAAATTGAGGAGGGATAACAAAAATGGAAAAGTGGAATTTACTGAGGGTAATTGAAGTTTGTATTACTCAAAATTGGAGAGACCGAAATCAGAAAGACCTATATCCTTGCGAAGTGTTCCCAGAACTTGACTTTCCTCAGGGCAATTGCGAGGGCGATTGCGGGCGGTGTCTACTCAATGTGATTAATGAGGAGGAGGAGGAAGAGGATGAAAACATCTAACTCCTTCTTATCTTTATCTGTTTAACAGATAAACTTCCACTCTTCCCCGAGTTAGTTATGACTAATCATTATTTTTCATCTCCTTCTTCGCCTTCCCTCCACCCTTGCCCGCACCCTTCGCCGCGGCCCTATATAATACCTACCCCTACGAGCTGGAAGCTGGAAAGCTGCAACTTTCCCTGAAAGAGGCTGGGAAGCTGGGCCGCGTAAGACAGCTGGGATGAGCTGGAAAAAATTTCCATTTTATCTAATTTTTGGTAGAAGCTGGATAAAAAATAAAATAAAATTTAAAATAAATTAAATAAAATAAAAATAAAATTAAATAAAAAGAAATAAAATAAAAATAAATAAAATAAAAAATAAATAAAAGTAAATAAAATAAAAATAAATTTCTTTTATTTTAATATAAAAATAATTATTACATTCTATATTTTTCCACGCTATTTTCTTTTTATATACTCCTCTCCAGGCTGGGCCGCATCCTTCCTTTTCCCTAAAAGTTCCGTAGAAGCTGCAACTTAGGCCGCACCAAAAATTTCTATTTTTCCTAAAATTTTACTACAAATTTTTACAGTGAAAATTTGAAAAAAGTAAAAATCTATTTTATAATATATACATAAGGTTGAGAGAGAAATATAAACTCTCCCTCGCCGCAATAATATGGGAAGGAAAACCCAACAAACCAACAGCACAAAGGATGCTGTAAGGAGATAATAACTATGGCTTTTGAAACTCGCGACGCTCTGCGCGCACAGGTAATCAACACTCTACTCAATACTTTCCCCGGTGCTCAGAAGGTTGTAGGCGGCGTGGCCTACCATTCTGATGTTGTTGATGAGGAAACTGGTCTGCTCTTCCCTGTTGAACTCAAGGTAACTGTAAAGAACACTAAGGACACCGCTCGTTCCAAGGCTTATGACCTGGATGCCGAAGTCGAAAAGGCTGCTAATCGTCCTGGCCGTCGTGTTGCCGACCCCGCTAAGAAGGCCGAACAGGAAGCCGCTAAGGCTGCCGCTGCTGAGCGCAAGGCCGCTAATATGGCTATTCTTAAGAAGTGGGTTGAGGCTAATCTGCCCGCTGAAGGTATGATTCCCTCTAAGGTGCTTGAGGCTTGTGAGGAACTGTCTCATCTTAATAACATGCAGATGGGCACTCTGCTGACTGCTCTGGCTAATGAAGGCGTGCTGACTTACACCCTCGACGAAAAACGTAGAAAAGTTTATACGTTGGTTGGTTAAAAATCCAATGAGAAGGTTAAGAGATTAACCTTCTTTTTTTTGTTGAGCAGCACTTTAGTGGACTAAAGTAAAATGTATAAGAAAAAGATAAAATATAAAATAAAAATTAGTATATCATTTTGTCTCAAATAGAGACATTTTGCCGCAAACCTTTCTGTCTCATTTTGAGAATACCATCGTCTCTTTTTGAGACAGGTCCGTCTCATTTTGAGAAAATTTGTCTCAATTTGAGTAGAGAAATATAACAATATAACATATATATAACATTTAAAATTACATTTACGAGCGCATTGCGCTCGTGAAAAGAAAAAAAGAAAGTGCCTTCATTGTGAAGGCACTTGATAAAATCGATACCCATTGCCACTCTCTGGCACAAGATATCCTTTTGTAATTAATTCTTCTATCCCACGATAATAACTATTCTTATCTATTCCACATTGTTTGCAGGCCACGCACGATAACTCAAAATTATGATATGCTTGATTTTTAGAGAAATATATCCACATCTTAAAACCGGCATAAGTTAAATTAGCCATAGCCGCAAAGATTGCTTCTTGATTAACCTTTATATAAATATTTTGAGTATCGCATGGCGCTAATACGCTACCATAAATTTTTCTTTGATTCGCCACTGACATTTATGTATCCTCCTGCCATCATCTTATCTTTTATACTGATGAATGGCTTCGTGTAAAGCGGGACTATCTTCAAAGACCCAAACGCAATATTTAGGGTTATCCTTGTTGCACTCTATTCTTTTATAGCGAAACCCTTTTTCGAGCAAAAAACGCATTAAATTAAGATTATAAATTCTCGACTCTTTCATAGCGCCCTCCTAATTCTTCTTATTATATTTTATCATAGAAATTAGAATAATACAAATTTTATTTTATTCGCGCAATTTCATTTTGTTATCCTATTTATTTTTTAGAGTGCAATTTCATTTCCCAAAGTTCATTACATAGCCCCACAAACTTTTCGTAATTTGAAAATGTAATATTCCCCGCACAACCGTGTAGAATATTATATAAGGTCCGTATGTTAAGCCCCCATTTGCGGCAAGCCGCGGCTTGGTTAAAAGAAATGGAATTGGCAAAAGCCACAAGTTCTTCCAGAGTAGGATATTTATATTTCATTTTTATCACCTCAACATAATAGTGCGAACCAGAAATATATTTCAAGATTTTGTTTTCCGCCCCCCCTTTATTTTTTTGCTATACAAATTTTTTAACATTAAACTTTAAAATTTGCCGCAACCCCTCTCTGGAAAATTTTGAAATAATAGTTTAAAATTACGAGGTAAAAAATAGCATTAAACATATAAATTTTTCGGGATAGCAATACTCATACGGAAAAGAATATAAATGTTATAAAAATCATAGCGGCAGTTTAACTACCAAAATTTTCCATTTAGCACAATTTCTGGAAGTAAAATGAAATAAAAGAAATTGACAAAAATAAAATTTTATGTTATTATTAATTATAATAACAATTTAATTAATTAGAAAAATTTTTAGAAAATAGAGGCCGCATTTACACCTATAGTATAGAAAGGCTTATTTTATTTTTGACCGCCATTTCTATTTTCTAAAATCTGGAGGCCGCAATGACACAGCAAGAACTATTCAACAAATTAGAAAACTATCGCATTAATAACGACCAAGATGTCCCTACCTTTGTAAAGCAAATTGGTATCAGTCCCGCAACTTATTACAATTGGAAGAAAGGCGCCCCGCCTAAGGCGCTAGAAATCGCACTTAATATTTTAGAGATTTTTCCTAAACTGGAGGAGGAATAAAATGGATACGATTATTAAAGAAAGACGCTTAGATGAAATAGCCGCTCTATTGCGGCAAGGCCTATCACAACGTGAAGTCGCAGAACGATTAAATATTCCCAAAAGCACCCTAAATGACCGATATCAACTTATCAAGACTAAATTTCCTTATCTTTTAGAAGAGCCCTCTAATTCACACAATTTCATTTTCCATAAGTCCTTTTATGATATATATCAAATTTTAAAAACAAAATCAAAAGATACCGCCCTACTTTATTTAGATTCTATTTTAGAATATGCTTTTAACAACACTACCCCCGATGAAAATACTCCAATTTTAGTTTACAAAAATTTCCTTAATGCACAATTTCAAATTGATTCCGATAATGGGAGGTCTACTCTATGACAGAACCAACAGGTTTAATGTTCCCCCGCCAAGAAAATGATGATAAATATTATCGCAATATTTCTTTAGAGGATACTTTTATGAATTATAGTGTCGATGATTTATTATATGCTTTTATGAATTATCACGCTACATATGACCCCAACACACAAGAATATTACTTAACAGAACGTAGTTGGACGCGATATAGACCGCTATTAAAGAGTATTATCAATACGCGCAACTGCCGCAATCATTTAAATTCCTTAATAGCAAAAGGAATTGTAATCCACGACACAGAACGAATGCGCTATATATTCCCCCATAATGGTTTTAAAAAATACCAGCAAGTAAATAATAGTATGTTATATTATTTAATTATTACTTCCAATATGAATGTAATAAAAATTTATATACATTTATTAAACAAATGGTTATGGAAAAACAAAACAAAAGAACCATATTATTTTACTTTAAAAGAATTGCGCGAAACCTTAGGGTATAGCGGTAGCGATAATGCCGGTGTAGATGACGCCCTCCATACTATTTTATTTTCAATTTCAAAACAAGGCATTATTGATGCTACTCCTACTTATCTAAGTATTAACCCCAATACCCCTCCCTCCCCGGTCTTTCAACTCGACTTTGTCGCGCAAAATCCCAAGGAGTTTAAGAACATCCCTACTGAAAAAGCAATGCTATTGGCGGACAAACGTCATACTACTAAAAATATCACGAGTGGTAAAAAGTGATACTATATTATTTTCGTCGATATCAAATATACAAAAGTGGTAAAAAACACACGAGCATCGTCAGGTCAGAACGACAAATTCATCAGGGAACGGTTGAACAAAAATATCAGGTTAGGAAGACAAAATCATCAGGGATATCCTAATAGTTAATAAAGAGTTATATCCTAATAGTTTATAAAAATTCTTTTACGCGGCTGAGGCCGCGAGAAAAGTGGGGAGTTTTGAAAGATATAATTAAATAAAATAATATAGGTTTATAAAGATTAGTCTGCCAATTTGGCAGCCTCGTCAAAAAAAATGAAGACAACAACGAAAATAGAAAACCACGAGTTTTCTGCCAATTTGGCAGCCGGGGCGGAACTTGTTAACATAAATGATAATAAAACTCACGGCAAAGACATTTTTTCATAGACTGCCAAAATGGCAGCGGGTCCCTGCCAAAATGGCAGTATTGACTGCCAAATTGGCAAGAGAAATACAACAGAAACAACAGATAAAATAAAAGAAGAGAAAAAGCAAAGTAATGTTCCAATAAAACTTACGCGCGACGAAACGAATAAATTATTAGAGAATTTGCGGTTTGAAAAAGATTATAAAATACAAAACGGTATAATAACAATTTTTAAAACCAATCAAACATACCTGTTGCCGCAGATATAATAATAAAAAATGGTAAAAAAATCATACAACTCATCGTGTCAGGTAAAATAAAATAGATATAGAAAACCAGAGAGGAAACTCTCTGGTTTTTCGTTTGGAATAAAATTTTAATATCTGGGAAATTTTTCTCCTTGAAATAGGTGTGATTTTTTACTTGTTTATGACGAAATAAATAATTATTTTGACAAGCGAAAAATTTGGATTTCTGGAAAATATGAGGCAGACACTACCCTTCCTTCCTATTTTTCCTTTCTACCCACCCTCTCCCCTTTTATTTTGGCCCTCATCCTTAATAAAATCGGAACCCTCCCCTCACCTTTTGGTTTTTATTAATTATATTACCCTAAAATCAAATAGGAAGTCCTTCATATCAAATCTCCTTCTAAATTTTTTCCCCTGTCGAAAAATTATTTAAAAGCCATAATAAGGAGTGTGATTATTTTGGCTTATAGAATTATGTCCAACCCAACTGACATTACTCCCACCTTCGCCGTAGATAATGTAGCGGACCTTCAAGAAATCCTTAAAGACCGCCATTATAACGAGCAAGGCACGGCCGCCATTGTTATCTCCACTGGCGATGTTTATATGTTAGACAGTGATAGAAATTGGGTTAAACTATAAGGAGGGCATAACTAAAAATGTTTGATGTTGTTACTTATGCCCTCGTAAAAAAACTTGTAGGCTAGGCCGCATCCGGCATAACAAACGTAGAATTTAAGGACGGCAAACTAATCTTTACCCTATCTGATGGTTCTACTATTGAAACTCCTCTCGACATCAGCAGTGGAGTGGCTGGCGCCAGCCTCAATGAAGAAGGAGCCCTCGTTATTGAATTCAGCGATGGAACCTCCTTAACCTATGCGGCCGCCCTAAAGGAAGATTTACAAAAAGTTGAAGAAAAAGTTAGCGACTTAGGAAAAAACCTTGAAAACCTAACTCAATCTCACAACACCCTAAGTGAGGGCCATACTGCCTTATCCCAATCCTTTGAAGACCTGGGGTTATCGGTAGTAGATGGCCAACTTAATATAACTTACGAAGAAGGAGAATGAATAGCATGAGTAAAATAACTTCTCCTATTCTCCTTGACAAAACAGGCCAAGACCTCAACGTAAGTTTATAGGAAATTCGTGACGTATTAGCGGGTTTGCGCAACAACTCCATTAACGACGATATTGTTTCTCCCCTCAGCACTTGGAGTAGCGAAAAAATTATCAAAACTTTCGCAACCGTAAAAACTCAAACCGGCACCTCCATTACTTTTGAACCAATAGAAACAACTACCATCATCGTAAAAAGCACTGTTGCGGCCCAGGGCACCATCACTTTAACCCATAGCGACGAAACAGGCACTTCCGCATCCTATACGATTGCCCTACCCGCCGCAGGCACATATAATTGGAACACCGGTATTTTTACCGCTGCTTCCAATAACACCACTACTACCCTAAAACGCCACGACATTGTAGGTATGGAAGGCCGCAATACTTTAAGCATCAGTAGCGGCACCATAGAAATCACCTATAAATCCCTATAGGCTCCTGAGGCCCCTACCTGGACTGTTATTAATGGCGGAAGTTCCGCCGAGGAGCAATGATAAAGATGGCTATTTTAAAGACTAAAATTGTTCTTCGTAATGACCTCGCTGAAAAATGGCTTTTAAATAACCCTACCCTCCTTGCTGGTGAAGCCGGCTTTGAGACCGATACAGGCTTATTTAAAATTGGTAATGGCACCTCCGATTGGAAGAGTCTTCCCTATGCCAATGAATTTCAAGCGACCAATGGTGACGAACAATCCATCCACCTTTCCGAAGATGGCATCCTTACCCTCGTAAATTGGGAGCAAAAATATTTTGCTTGGAATGCCGAAACCAAGTCTTATGAAGAAACCGCTGGTTGGAAAGTAGGCTTAGAGCCCAAAGTAGGCCCTGATGGCTTACTAAATTGGTATGAGCCCAATCCCTCCACCCTAGACGGTGTAGAATCTTCTATTGCTACTTTAACTACTACTACCGAAACCCACACTAAAGAAATTGCGGCCCTACAAGAAGCAGCCGCCAACCATCTTAAACTAAGCGGCGGCGCTCTAACCGGCGACCTACTATTAGCCGATGGTTATAAGGCCGCTTCTGAACAAGTAGTAGATACCAAAATTGCTTCCGCAATTCAAAGCGCAGGCCACTTAAAACGCGAAATCGTAGAAGTTCTTCCTGCGGTGGCTGAAGCCGACTTAGATACAATCTATATGATTAAGAGCGGCACCACCACTTCTGGCGACCTTTATAGCGAATGGATGGTCATTAATGGTGTGTTCGAACAAATTGGCGACACCAGTGTTGACCTAAGCGATTATCTACGCAAAGTAGAAGGTGCTGTTCACGGCAACGTTGCGGCCCTGGATGCTAATAGCGTTTTAATTGATGGAGAAATCGCGGCCCAGGCCATTAAAGGGCATTTAGAAGACGAAGAAATTCATATTTCTAGTGAAGAGCGCACTCTCTGGAACGAAGCTTCTACTCTCGCTTCTGAAAATGCCAACTCTATTGCGGCACTAGCGGCCTCTGTAGAGACTCAGAAATACGTAATCTTCTCTAAGCCCGTCGGCACTTCTGTCCGCTATAGCGACGATGAAATCCGTGTAATGGTGCCTGCTGATTATGTTTGGGAAAAACAAAATGTAGGCGCTACTGGCAATGCCAATATGTATTATATGGGCTTCCGTGCTTATGCTCCTGCTAATGCCGCAACCTTTAAAGAAGGCGACCAAGGCGTTATTGTAGACGAGATCTTAGACTTTAGCGGCGATTTCGCTGGTATTGATGCCTATGGCCGCAAATACAGCACTGTATGGTTAGCTCTTGCTTCCTATAATGCGGAAACTGATACTTGGACTTACTTTGGCGCACAATCTTCTACTCAACGCTACATTGGTTGGACTTACGTTGTTGAGTGGTATGATGAGAATGGCGTTCTAATTTCTAGCGACAGCATCCGCATCAACCTAAGCAATGAATCTTGCCATTTAGCGGTCAAACCCTATTATATGGGTAGTGTAGTTAATACCGTTAAGGTTAATGGCACTGCTCTTGAAACCATTAACAACACTGTTGAATTTGGTGTAGACGATGTTGTTAAAGGCTCTGAAGAAGTTACTGTAAGCGAAGAAGGCACCTTAGGCTTAGGCCTTGTTCCTTTTAGCAAACTCTACGTTGACGATGAAGACGAAGTCATCATCGGTGGCGGCGGCAGCGACTTTTAATTAGTATACAAAGATTTAAGGGAGCATTTTTAATGAGATAAAAATAGTATATATCTATTTTGCTTAAATCTTTTATATTTTATTTAAGGTGAAATATGATGAGTAAGCATAAACAATCTAAAGGTGAAGCAAACATAGAAACTATTTTAAAAGAAAATCATATTCTCTATAAAAAAGAATATACTTTCCCAGATTTAGTTTCTCCTAAAAACAAACCTTTGCGGTATGATTTTGCTATTTTAAATCCAAATCATACCGTGCGGCGTCTCATCGAGTTCGATGGGCCGCAACATAACCAAGCCGTTTCTTATTTTGGTGGTATGCGGCAATATCTTAAAACATGCAACTACGATTATATGAAAGATTGTTATGCTCGCTATCGTCATATTCCATTAATACGTATTCCTTACTCTGAACGCGATAACATTACATTAGAAATGTTATTAAGCGATAAATATCTAATTAATTGAGGTGTATTTTATTATGGCTACTACAACCCTAAACACCCGTATTTTACTAAAATATGACTCTTATGAAAATTGGCTAACTAATAACCCCGTGTTAAAGAAGGGCGAATTAGCAATTGCTTATCTTGACCAGGAACACGCCACTGAGGCTACTAACTTTCAAAACATCCCCAACGTAGTCCTCAAAGTAGGCGATGGCACCAACCACTACAAAGACCTAAAATTCGTTTCCGGTCTAGCCGCAGACGTATATAGTTGGGCTAAGGCTCCCACTCGTCCTGAATACGAAGCCAAGGACATTAAGGGCCTATCTGATTACATTGCTGGCGAAATCGAAGATACCGATACTCAGTACACCATCGTTAAGGTAACTGACTATCAATACAAACTCCAGTCCAAGGCTAAGGGCGAAGCTTCCTTCTCCGATACTGGTGTTGTAATTGACCTACCCAATGATACCGCCGCTATCACTGCTCTACAGAACAAACTAGTTGGTATCGACGATACTGTTACCGCTTATGTTGCGGCTCAGATTGCGGCCCTATCTATTGGCGACTACGCTAAGAAAACCGAGGTTCAGGCAGTTTCCACCGAACTAACCAATTACAAGACCTCTAATGATGCTGCCCTACAGGCCGTAAGCAACGACTTAGCTGGCTACAAGACCACCAATGACGCCGCTGTCAAGGCTAATGCTGACGCTCTTACCGCTATTAAGGACCACGAATCCGTTGATAGCTTCGGCGATGTAATGACCGAAATGGCCAAGTATCAGCTTGCTGGCGACTATGCCACCAAGGCTGAGGCTCAGGGCTATGCTACTGAAGCCGCCAATGGTAAAGACGCTGCCATCAAGGCCGCAAAAGATGCTGCTGATGCTGCTCAGGGCGAAGTTGACGCTGTTGAACTACGCGTAGACGCTCTAGAAACTCACAAGACTGACTACGAAGCCAAGGTAAATACCTTAATCGGCGACGACGCTAACAAGTCTGCTCGCGCTATCGCTACTGAAGAAGCCAATAAGAAAGACGCAGCTATCGCGGCCGCCCAGAGCGCTGCTGACGCTGCTCAGGCTGATGTAGATGCTGTTGAACTAGACCTAGGTAATGTTGATAGCCTATCTACCGAAAACAAGACCGTTGTCGGCGCTATCAATGAAGTCCTAGCTGCTGTTGGCACTGGCGGCACTGCTGCTGTTGTTACCATGACCTCCGATACCACTACTGCTGGTATGGCTAAGTCCTACACCATTAAGCAGGGCACTACCACTGTTGGCGTAATCGATATTCCTAAGGATATGGTAGTTGAGTCTGGTTCCGTAGTTGTAAATCCCGAAAGCCAGGCTGAAGGCACCTACATCAAACTAGTTCTAGCCAATGCTACCAACGATGAACTCTATATCAACGTTGGCACTCTAGTTGATATCTACAAGGCTCAGGCTAGCGCCGCTCAGGTCCAGTTAGCTATTGATAGTTCTACTCGTGAAATCAGCGCTTCTATCGTTGCTGGTTCTATCACTTCTACTGAACTAGCCGCTAACTCCGTAATCACCGAAAAGATTGCTGATGGCAATGTAACCAAGGCCAAGCTATCCAGTGCCGTTCAGGCTTCTCTAGACAAGGCTGATGCCTCCGCTACTGCTGCTGATTTAGACGCCGCTGAACTACGCTTAGATGCTATTGAAGAGCAGTTAGGCGATGGTGGCTCTGTTGCCGATCAGATTGCTACCGCTAAGCAGGAAGCTATTGAAGCTGCCGCCGGCGATGCTACTACTAAGGCAAATGCGGCCCAGGCTGCTGCTGAAGCTACCGCTAAGGGTTATACCGATGGCGAGATTGCTAAACTAGGCGATATGGCTAAGGAATCTAAGGCTGACTATGTTGCCAAGTCTGAGGCTCCTGGTTATGACGATATCCTAACCCAGACCGCTGCCGCTGCTGCTTATGAGCCTATTGGTTCTCAGGGCAAGGCTGAAGCCGCTGCTAAGGCTTATACCGATCAGCAGATTAATGGCCTAGCCGCTGTTGCTAAGTCTGGTAATGTAAACGACCTAGTGCAAACCGAAGGCGATTACATTATCTTCGATTGCGGCACTTCTAACACTGTAATGTAATAAAACTCAAGGGAGAGATTAATTTCTCTCCCTTTTCTTTTTTATCTATTGAGGAAAATTTTTTGTAAAAGCGCATCTAAAAAATTACCTTAAAAATGATAAGAATAGCCGCAAATGAAATGACTTTGCCGCGTTCTCCTATATAATTTGAAAATGATAATTTGATGGAGAAACAGTATCGCATATTTCTTCATCACTTTGAGGGCTTTCTTTAATAGGAAAGCCCTCTTTTTTGTTATACTTTTATCCTAAAATAAAAAGGGGGGGCGCGATTGTAATGAACATTAACAGTCGCATTATAAACAAACACGACACCGAAGCGAATTGGCTTACTGCCGCGGATTTTGTTCCAAAAATCGGTGAAATAGTAATCTATGACGCCGACACAACAACCCCATATGCGCGTTTAAAGATTGGTGATGGCACTACTCCAATTAATAACTTACCTTTTGCTGATATAAGAGATACTGCTTTATATAAAACACCACAGACTTTAACCGACGCAGAGGTTGAACAAGTTCGTATTAATCTTAAAGCAGCAGGTGAAAACGTAGCTGGTCAATCTTTTGATATCGATGGGACCGCAACTACCGCAGGCGAAAATGCCGAAATTTTTAATGACTATAAAAACAATATCGCTGCGGGCAAGTATTCCCACGCAGAAGGATACCAAACGACCGCAAAAAGTAGTTATTCCCATGCGGAAGGTTATGACACACTCGCTGCTGGCGCGGCCGCCCATGCAGAAGGCTATGATACCAAGGCAACTGCCCGCTATGCTCACGCGGAAGGTGCCTCTACTACTGCATCCGGTAATAACTCTCACGCTGAAGGCAACAACACCACTTCTTCAGGTCATTATAGCCACGCGGAAGGTAATTTCACAACCGCCGCGGGAGGATATTCTCACGCAGAAGGTAATTACGCCCAAACAGGAGAAGATGGCACTTATGCTCACGCAGAAGGTAGTAATACCAAAGCGCTTAAAACGGGTGCTCACGCGGAAGGTAATTATACTGAAGCAAATGCCGTTTTCGCTCATACCGAAGGTTATTATACCAAAGCGGGTTCTCCTTATCAACATGTGAGAGGTAAATACAATATTGTTGATGAGAATAATACATATTCAACAATTATTGGTAATGGCGACGCCGATAGTCGTAAAAATATCCACACTTTGGATTGGGATGGCAACGCTTGGTTCACTGGAGATATTTATGTTGGTTCCACTTCTGGTATTGATAAAGATGAAGGTAGTAAAAAGGTTGCTACAGAAGACTATGTTCTTACTAATTTTATCTCTGCTAATAATGAATTTTTTATTGATGGCGGCACAGCCGCGGATGTTATATAAGGAAGGGAATAAATTCCCTTCCTTATTTTGAAAATCTTTGTGAGGTGAATAATTGTGGCAGAAAAAAATCTCATTGGTCGCATAATTCATAAACATGACGTTGAAGAAAATTGGTTGAAAGCAACTAATTTTGTTCCCAGACAGGGCGAAATTATTGTTTATGATATTGATAGCACCTACAATTATGAACGTTTTAAAATTGGTGATGGCACTACAAACATTAATACTTTACCTTTTGCCATTGATATTGCGGGCGCAGCATTTGGCACTGTTAAAAGCGGCGGCGACGTAACGATTGCTAATGGTATTATTAGTATTAATGATGACTCCCATAATCACAGCGTTAGCACTATTAATGGTCTACAAGATACCTTAGATGAAAAGGTAGCGCGTGATGAACTGGACGAAGAATTCCTCGCGGCACGCGGCAACTGGGATATTAATGATGAGAACGATGCTTCTTATATCTTTAATAGAACTCACTATGTTAAAGATGATGGTAGCGTTCAAAAATTAGAGGAAATTTTCTTACCAGATACCGTTCTTAAAAAGGCTAATGTGGTAAATAATTTAACTTCTAACGCAACTGATGCCCCTTTAAGTGCGGCCTAGGGCGCTGCCTTGAATATTTTAATTAACAATAAAACCAGCAATAACGCTATTCAAACTGCGGTAAGTAGCTTTATTTCTGCTATTTCTGTCGCCGATATTGAAGCGATTTGCGTCTAATTAGGAGGCCAATTATGTTATTTGAATTTTTAGATAAAACCGGCCTTAGTCGTCTTTGGGAACTAATTGTCGCCAAGATAGAGGCTAAAACTTCCTCTATTTCTGTTGATAACTTAACTGCGGGCGAGAATAATCCCACTATTCCTTCTGAACTTCTTCCTCCCGTAGAAGATGAAGTCCAAAGTTATGCAAATTTTGCGAGTTTCCCTGATACTGGTGAAACAGGCGCAATATACATTGACCGCTCTACAAACAAAACTTATATTTGGACTGGGTTAGAGTATGCGGCCTTAACAACCGATATTGCCGCGGACACCGCCTTAAATTCTACAAGCATCAACCCAGTTCAAAATAGAGTAATTACTACCGCAATTGAGCCTATGTTGGTTGTAGATGCAAACGATGCTACCCAAGGTGAGGCCGCGGATGTAAATGCGGACCTATTAGGCGGCTTGCCTGCTTCTTCTTACATTACTAAAGCAGAATCTACTTTAGCACAGAATGAAATTTATATTGGCCCTACGCAACCTACTGACGGCCAACTTCTTTGGATTGATACCTTAGCAGAAGATGTAATGGCTATTACAGTAGATAATGCCACTAAGTTAAATGGCTTGCCCGCAAGTTCTTATGCATTAAAACGCGACCTTACCGCAAGTGGTTTAATTACTGATGAAACTCTTACTGTTTCAGGAGCTGCCGCGGATGCTTTAGTAGTGGGTAATAATTTAACTGAGATTAGGACTTTAATTACCAGTCTTCAAGAAGCGCTTGAGAACTGTGTGAAATACAATGATACTGATATGACTGAAGAGCAGAAGACTTCACTACGTGAAACCTTAAGTATGGTTTACTTAGATGAGGAAGTTTAAGGAGAATTACTATGAGTGAAATTATGAAACCTAACAGTCCTCTTAAATTAGGGGGGGGCGGGCTAAGCGTCTACCCGCTTACTTCTTCCGATCAAATTATTCTTCCTGATGGTTCTCGTTGGGATGCCGAAGCTCCAATTTCAATAGAAGGAGGCGGCACTGGAGCCGCAACTATTGAGGGAGCTAAATAGAATCTTGGACTTGCGACAGTCGCGACAAGCGGAAGCTATAATGATTTAACTAATACACCCTCCATCTTTACCCCATTAGACGCCTATCCGGTGGGGGCGATTTACCAATCCTATGAGAGCACCAGTCCGGCCAGCCTGTTCGGCGGCACCTGGACGCAATTGACGGATCGGTTTCTGGTGGGTGCAGGCAGCAGCTATGCTGTGGGGGCTACGGGGGGCGAGAAAACGCACAAGCTGACGGTTGAGGAGATGCCAAACCATGCTCACGGGATTAACACAGGTTGTGGCAGCGTTGTAGACGCTGGCGGTATCGTTCTCCGTGGTTGGTCGGGCGATTCATACAAAACGCTTACTTCTGGCAGCGTTGGTGGCTCTGTCGCACACAATAATATGCCCCCGTATCTGGCGGTGTATATGTGGCGAAGGACGGCATAAGGAGGATACAAAATGGAAATTTATGACAAGCAAGGAAACTTATTAACGGAATATGACCTTAACTTGGGCAGGCTTGAAAGCTCTACTCGCATTGTGCATCACCCCGCTGTTGAAGGCACGGAGGAACAATGGCATTGGGAAGTTATTGCGGAATACCCTAATGGCGGTAAAGACATAGAAAAGGTAATTGATGTTCCTGGAGTAATGACGCAAGACGCGTGGGATGAAGAAATCCCAATTAATATTTTCGTGCCTTATACTGAGGAAGAGAAACAATTAATGGAAGAAGAAGCTAATAAGCCAACCGATGAAGAGCGTCTTGAAGCATTAGAAATGGCATTATTAGAACTAATTGGGGTGAGCTTGTAATGATTAAATTTTTAGTAAATCAAATTCGTTTAAAGCGCATTACTTTAGAACAGGTTCCAGAAAAATATAGGGAACAAGTCGCGGCGCAACTACAATAAATTAATCAAAAGGGGCAGAGCGGTCCTCTGCCCCATTCTTATTAACATTATAGGAGAGATTTAAATATGTCATATTTAAAACCATAGAGTCCTATAAAGAACTCGAACGACCATATTTATCCCCTTACCACATATGACCAAATTATTATGCCAGATGGCAGTCGTTGGGATGGCGTGACTGCTCCCACTGATAGCTTTGTTCAAAAATCTGGCGATGAAATGATTGGCACACTTACTACTCCGGGTTTAGTTCTTAAAGACGTAGGCGGCGGCAGCACTACTCTTGCTTTTAGCGATGGGACAGGCGAAGTTTTGAGTTATTTACAAAGCAATACCGCCACAGGCGCGCTTACTTTTGGGCAACAAACCGCGGGTGCCAAGTATAAGGAATTATATAGATTCCCCACTGCTGATGAAACTTTAACCGAAGATACAGTTTATGAGCTATTAACTACAAAAAATAGCGTAAAGAGCGTTAATGGCGAAAATGGAGAAGTTACTATTACTCCTGAGAAAATTGGCGCAGTTAAGACTACTGGCGATACTATGACAGGAGCACTTACTCTTCAAAATGCTGGTTTACGATTCCGAAATGAAAGTGGCTCCTTAATAGGAAGAATTACGATATCTGCTGATTCAAAAAACTTTAGATTTTTACAAAATTATGCTGAAAATGAGCCTTATGAATACTATGCCCTTCCCCCAGCTTCTCAAGTTAGTGGTGATAGTAATGTATTATATAGTATTCTAACTTCTAAGAACCCCGTCACTGTTGCTCAAGGTGGTACTGGTGCTACTGACGCGGCGACCGCTCGTACTAATTTAGGTATTACTCCCGGCAATATTGGCGCAGTAGTAATGCGGCTAGGCACAACAACTCTAACAGCAGGTCAAACCAGTTGGCAAGCAACCGTAACTGGGGCTTCTTATTCTCCCGATGACAATCTTATTATTATGCCAGCTCCTGAAAGCCATACTGCCTACCATAAAGCAGGCGTATATTGTACTGGTTTGGTGGAGGATTAGGTTCTTGCTTTTACTGCTTCTAAGGCTCCTGCCTCAGATTTAACAGTTTAGATTTTAATTTTAAGTAATAACGGAGGTTAATAATATATGGCAATTTTTAATATGGGCAGCATAGTTAATGAGCCTCCTGTATTGGATAGTAATTATCCGGCTGATGTTACAGTAAGAGAAAGTGCCACAGCAAGCGCAACTTTCAAAATTGTCATTGCTACTCATGGTACTCCTGATGAGTACACTTATTAGTGGTATGTTAATGGAACTGCGGTAAGCGGAGCTACAGGTGCTTCTTATACTAAGAGCGACTTAACAAGAGTAGATACAACTGATACTTTGAAAGTAAAAACTTTTAGTGTATATTGCGTAGTTACTAATGATGCCGGTAGCGTTGTAAGTAGAACAGCTACTTTAACTTTAAAGAGTGCTTTACCTACCTTAGCTTCTGGTAGTGCCGCGATTACTCGTCGCAACAGTTACGATTGGGAGATGAAGGTGACTGGTACAACCACACTAAAATTCTCTGATTTAGGTAATTGTAATGGTACCGTTCAAGTATTCTGCGTCGGTGGCGGAGGCGGTGGTTCTCGCTTTACTGACAGCAACTATTATGGCGGCGGTGGTGGAGGTGGCGGTTATACCAAAACTGCTTCTACTTCTATTGCTGTTAATACTAACTATGTTATGACAATTGGTTCTGGTGGTGCTGGTGCTACTTCTGGTATGCCTGGCAGCGCTGGTACCGCAACTTAGGCTTTTAATAGCGCTGTTGTCGCTAACGGTGGTTCTGGCGGCGGAAACTGGTGTGCAGGCGGCGCAGGAGGTTCCGGTGGAGGTGGCGGCGGCTATAGTTCTAGTTCCTCTAATAAAGGCGGCAATGGCGGCACAAATGGAGGAAATGGCGCAGCTGGAAAGGCAGATGCTTCAGACCGCAAAGGTGGTTCTGGTCAGGGTACTACTACCAAGGCTTTCGGACTTAGTTCAGAGATTGCCTATGCTGGTGGAGGCGGAGGCGGAGCTGGTATAAATAGTAGCGGTTCAACCTCTGGCGGCTATGGCGTTGGTGGCACATATGGCGGTGGAGACGGTGGAAGATATGGGCCTGTCACTAACGCTTTGAATGGCATTGCCAACTCTGGTGGTGGCGGTGGTGGAGCTAAAGCTCAGAAAGCTGCCGGCGCGCAAGGCGGCTCTGGTATTATAATAGTTCGTAATAATTAACGGAGGTCATTATGGATTACGCTCAATTAGATGAAAATAATGTTGTAATCAACATCTTATATTTTGACCCTGCGTATGGTTGCTCTGAACAGTTAAAAACTGAATTAAATTTAGTATATGTCAATGGTTATCCAGTATATCATGGAGATACCTATAATTTTGAAGAGCAACGTTTTTATCGTAATGGCGAAATAGTTTTATCTTATCAAGAAGAGTTAGAAATGGCTCTACATATCATTTTAATGGGGGTGGATGTGAATGTATGATTTAATTAAAGAAGCACGTCGTGTACGCCCTTATATTGTAAAGGCCGCGATTTCTTTAGATGATAAGGAAATTAGCGAAGTTCCTGAGCTTTGTGATACTATGAAATATAGCGGTTCGCTTATTCCTTATCAAACTCGTATCAATTGGTATGGTAAAGTAAAGCGTGCTGTCGTTGATTTATGGGATACCGAAGAAAATAACCCCGATAATGCGCCTTCTTTATGGGAAGATATTGCTTATAAACAAGGCTATCGTTATATTCCCGAAACTATCACCGCGGCTTCTGCTTTTGTTAAAGATGAGCTTGGTTGGTGGAAGGAAACTTCACTATATAAGTCCCTCATTGACGCTAATGTCTGGACTCCCGAAGCATATCCTGCTGGTTGGGAGTTAGTAAGAACTGAAGAATCTCCTATGATGGAATAATTTAAGGAGAGATAACAAATGGCTGTTTTAAAATATAAAGACCAAACTGGTAAATTTATTTGTATTCCCGCCATTCAAGGTCCCGCGGGCGGTGTTGTAGACGTCGCCCAGAGTGCCACACCCGGCTATTTAACCGTTACTAATAGTGATGGTACTACTGAAGAAATTTCCGTATGTTTAGGACACGGTGGCGGCGGAGAAGGCTCTGGAGTTTCTGAAATTATTGTAAATGTTTCTGAGCCTGCTTCTACTGATATAAAGTTATGGATTGACCCCGATACTGGCGCGGGCTTAATGAAGTATCGCGGCACTGATAATACTTTCAGCGTAATGCCTGGTGTTTTTAGTGTAACTGAAAGCGCTACTAAGGGTTATATTACCGTAAAAAATAATGACGGAAACGTTAGCGAAGTTCCTGTCGGCGATCCCAATGCTCTAATTAAAACTGGCGATACCATGACTGGTGCTTTGAATATGAATGGCGCAGTTATTACTTACAAGACTGCTGAAAATGTTCCTATGGCACGTTTTGGTATTAGTGCTACAAATCAGCTAAGATTCTGGGAGTTCAATAGTGCTGGTACTAATTATGAATATTATAATTTGCCTGCGCCTGATTTAAGTCGTACTTCTAATCAAGAGTATAAAATCCTAACCAATAAACAAGCAGTATCCGTAGCAGAGGGTGGCACGGGCGCTACTACTGCCGCGCAGGCCGCCATTAATCTTAATGTGCTTCCGCTTACCGGTGGCACAATTACTGGCGACCTAAATGTTACCGGTAAAGTTACTGGCGCGGTCTGGAACGACTATGCTGAATATCGTAGCGCAGAGGTAATAGAGCCTGGCCGTGTAGTTGTAGAAGATAATGATGGCATTATGAAACTTGCGGCCCATCGCTTACAGCCTGGCGCAGAAATCATTTCTGATACTTTTGGCTTCTCTATTGGTGAGTCCAAAGACTGCCGCACTCCTATTGCTTGTAGTGGTCGTGTATTAGCTTATACCTACGAAGACCGTAATGAATTCCAACTTGGCGAAGCCGTATGTAGCGGCCCCAATGGTACTGTTAGTCGTATGACACGCGAAGAGATTCGTAATTATCCTGAACGTATCATCGGTACAGTATCTGAAATTCCTTCTTATGAAACTTGGGGTGCTGGCGGCGTTAAAGTTGATGGCCGTATTTGGATTAGAATTAAATAATTTATATGGGAGGGCATATGCCCTCCCTTATTTTGGAGGTAATTTATGTCAGATTACCAAGAATTAGCCAATAAAGTATATCCGCCTTCTAATTTTTAGGATGGTAATGTACTTTATGGAGCAGATTTAAACACAGTTGAGAATAATATCATAGAAATGGAAAAGCGTTTGCGGACCGAGCCTTTTAGTGTAGAAAGACTCAGCGGCGGCGTTAATAATGCAAGAATTTCTATTGATTTGCTTCCCACGTCCTTAGATGACATTATGGAATTTGAAACTTGGGAAGCTTTAAATGCTTTTACTGAAAAAGCAGAAGGCAAATTATATATTATAAAGAATACTAACGCTATTTATCGTTGGGATATTGCGACGGGTGTTTTTATTGAAATGTCCGCGGGAGACATTGTTCGTGGTGAACCCATTGAAGAAGAAGATTCTTATGGCTATAATAATGCCATTTCTAATAGTAGTGTTGTGAAATATTTTGCACGCACTAAAGATTTTGAAGAACAAGACCCCAATTGGACTGGTATCGACCCCAACACTCTATATTTATATAATTCTGATATGTTAGGTGGCCAGCCCGCAAGTGCTTACGTGCTAAAGTCTGAATTAGGCGATGATGACGGTAGCGGACAAATAGAATATGTTGCTACGGATACTCAAAAACTGGGCGGCATTGTAGCAAGTGCTTACGCTTTAAAAAATGATTTAGCTCCCTTGTCTAATAATATCAATACCCTTATAGAATAGCAAGTTACTCTTCAAACAAAAGTGAGCGAACACGATACAGATATTGCGACCCTACAAGATACTATCGCGGCCTTAGAAGCAGAAAATGAAGAATTTACTACACAAGTGGCGACTTTAACGAATGATAATACCGCATTAAAATCTCGTTTAGCCGAGGTAGAAGAAAATATTACTTCTCTTGCCGCGATTGTAGCTAATTGCGTCCAATACAGTAATATGACTGAAGAACAAAAAACTTCTCTTCGTACTGAATTAGATTTAGTTTATTTAGAAGAAGTATAAGTAAAGAGGTGAGAATATGGCTTTAACATTAGACCCAAGTAAAATCCTAAGACCTATTCATCCTCTTTCTTAGGATGGATATCAATTTTTCCCATTAACACACTATAGCCAAATTATTATGGCTGACGGTAGCAGATGGAATGGTATCTCTGTTGATAAAGTAGTTGATGAAGAAGGCAATGAAATCTTTAAAATGCCGACCGACAAATCTTTATTAATCGATGGCGCGCCAGCAGATGCTAAAATCACTGGTCAAAGAATTGATGCTTGTTTATTAAAATCAGGTGGCATTATGACCGGTACTTTGAGTATCGATAGAACCACTGGCGTTGCCGCGACTATTGATTTCATAAATAATACTAAACCAATTGCTCGTCTTACTGCAAATACTAATGGCAATCGTTTTACTTTTTGGCAATTTAATGCCGCAGGAGCTTATGAATACTATCAATTACCAATAGTAAAGGTAGATGAGGCGATACCCGAAGATAATCAGCATTTAATTTTGACTTCCAAAATGCCCGTTACAATCGAATAGGGTGGCACAGGAGCAACTGATGCAACAACGGCTCTGGTTAATTTAGGTGCTTTACCTCTAGCTGGTGGTACAATTACTGGTCCATTGGTAACTGATGATATAGTAACTTTGAATAAACAAGTATTTGCAAAAGGTATTTTTAATAGTCAAGGCACTTTCTATGCTGAGTCATTATTCCATATTCGCAATGGCAACTATAAGCCTACCTTGCATTTTAGTACATATCAATTATAGAGAGGTCAAACTAGCGGTTCAATCGTATATGCGGCCCCAGATACTACAAATGGTTATACGGCCAGAAGTCGTTTCTAGTTTTAGCAATTTAGTTATAATGGTAGTCTTGATGCAGTAACTACTGTATCAGAAACTTTCAATTTGCCTGATACAGCAGAAGGATTAGCGTCTTCAGAATCCTATAATATCCTTACCACTAAATCTCCCGTGACTGTCGCCCAAGGTGGCACCGGTGCGACGACTGCGGCAGCGGCTCGTGCGGCACTGGGAGCGGTAAATAAATCAGATATCGAGATTGCTTTGCCTGTTTCTGGTTGGGATAGTAATGGTGTTTAGACAGTTAGCGTAGAACAAATTACTACCGAAAGTAGTGTATTGGTTGCGCCAAATCCTAGTGTATATGCGAGCTATCATCAATATGGCGTTTATTGCTCTGATTAGGGTGATGGTACATTATCTTTTAAATACAGAATTAAACCTGAAATAGATTTAGTCGTCAATACTGTTATCTTTAATTAAGGAGGACATATAATATGGGTATTTATAATATAGGCGGCCCTTCTTATAGTCTTCCTATTTTAGATATAAGTTATCCGAAAGATATCACTATGCGAGAATAGGCTAATGGTTAGGCTACTTTTGAAGTTAAAATTACCAGAGACGGCTTTCCTAATGACTATAAGTATTAGTGGTATGTGAATAATACAATAGTAGATGGGGCAACTAATATTTCTTATACAATGACTGGCTTGACAGAAACCTCTAATTACACGTTATATTGTGTTGTTTCTAATGATGCCGGCAAAGTTATTAGCAAAACTGCCAATCTTACTGTAACTAGCGCCTTAGCTTCTTATACTTTAAATGGCACTTCATATACAGCTCTAAGAGATCCTTACAGTAATAGTGGATACGATTGGCTAATTACCTTGACGGGTTCCACAACTCTTAAATTCTCTGATTTGGGAAATTGTGATGGCACCATTGATGTTTTCCTTGTAGGAGGTGGAGGAGGCGGAGGTAGCTTCGCAGGAACTAGTAATTACTATGGTGGTGGCGGAGCTGGAGGTGGATATACAAAGACTTTCACGATGCCAGCTAGTATAAATACTAATTATATTGCTGAAATTGGTAGCGGTGGAGCTGGAGGTAGTAAAGCTAATGGTGATTCAGGAGGAATTACTAGTTTTAACGGAACTTCTATAAATGGTGGTTCTGGCGGTGGCACTTGGTGTACCGGTGGGAATGGTGGCTCTGGCGGCGGCGCAGGAGAAAAAGGTGATGATAAAGCCGGCAACGGAGGTAGTAACGGTGGCAATGGTGGTAGTACCTCAATTGATGGTAGCACCATGGCCGGAGGTACGG